GATCTTATTAACAGTAATGCGGGTTTTTATGTTACTCCACCAGCAACTACTACAGGATTTACTGTTGATGCAGTAGAGCCAGAAATACCAACAGTAGATGATGCCACATATAATTATGAAGCAGAACGTGATGCATTAATTGCACTTTTATCTGCTCAACTGGCAAACTTTTTTGCCACCTATTATCCGTTGGCAAGTGATGCTTTTGATGAAGCAACGAATTGGTTAGTCAATACTATTACTAATGGTGGAACAGGAATACCTGCCGCACTTGAGGATCAAATAATTCAGCGAGAACGAGATAGAATTATTAGGGATGGTCAGAGAGTTTCTAATGGTATAGCTGCTGGGTATGCTGCGAGAGGATTTTCGCTTGTACAGGGTCCAATGATTTATGATCTTAACCAGGCCACATTTGAACAGGCAGGCAGGATCGGCGTTGCTACAACTACAGTTGCGGTGAAACAAATTGAGATAGCCATCGAAACTATTAAGTTTGCAATTGGTAAGGCTATTGAATCTAGGCTGGCAGCAATGCAGGCAGCAATAGATTATATTCGAGCCTTGGCTGTAGCTCCTGATGCAGCAGCAAGAATTGCAGCATTGAATACTGATATAAAAGCTAAGATGATGAGTGCTGCTGCGGATTGGTACAGGGCAAGGCAAAATAGGGATCAAATGATTTTGCAATCAAAACTTGCTGAGCTTGGTGCAGGAGTGGATGTTTATAAACATAGAAGAGATAATGCTACTCAGAATAGTCAAGTTGATGTTCAAGCACTTGCTGCTGCGGCGGATGTTTTTGCTAAGACTGCACAGGCTGCGTTGATGTCTTTGAACAGTATTGTTTCTCAATCTGTTAGTGCGTTTGAATAATAAAATTAATCTGCGAGGCTAAAATGGCTTTGAATCAAATTGAAGAAGAGAAGAAAAGAAAGTTGAAATCCGCGCCTTGGCTTAATAGAAGTAATCCTATGAGTACATATAATGAAGAGGGTAAGCCAATAACTCTGGATCAAACTCCTCGTATAATTAAGGTAATTGATAGTTTAAAAAATACAGCAGATTATAGAAAAAGTATTAATGATCCTACAAAAGCCTTTAGTGCAGAAGCTTCGACTAATGAGCCAGGAACAACTTTGCAAAATATTCAAACTCCAACAAGACAAACTTCTCCACTTAGTGAGCCAAAGGTAGCAAAATTATATGAGGCTCCAACAAGTTTAAACTTGCCAAAAATCAATGAAATTTCTAATGCACAACGAAATGCAGAGTTAGGCAAGCTGAATGTATCGACTGAAGGAAATACAACTACTTATGATATTGGTGGAAATACTCTTTCATTTGAAGGAGATAAAGGTAAGATTAACTTAAGAAATATAAATCAATCAGGTAAGCATCAACCAACTTGGAATGATTATTTTGAGCAGCAAGCAGCAAGAAGAGATTCTCCTCGCGGCGGATTCTATGGTGTTACTCCAATAACTACAGAGCAACCTGTAGATGATAGCATTGGTGGAATGTTTGTGCGAGGCCTTCAGAATAGGCAGGCTAGAGCTGATGCACAAATAATGAATGCTGAAGCAGATCGAGATATGAATCGTGCAAATTTCCTTTCTACTTTAGATCGTAATCAAATTGCAAGAGATCAACTTTCTCTTGATGTAGATAAGAATCGAATAGATGAGCAAGGAGTTATTGCAGAAAATAAATTACGCAATATTCAAGGACAGGTATTGCAAAATCCTCCGATTAAAGAAAACCCATTAAAGCCTTTGGTAATTGAAGAACCAGATCCGAATGATCCTAGTGGGATGACTAAGAGACAAGTAATTAAAATGCCAAACGCTGAAGGTACTGGATATGTTGATGACACATCAGGTCGAACAACGTTTGCAGAGTCTCAACCAGATATTATAAAAAGATTAAACCAAATGCGCGAATCTAAAGATCCTAAACTTGCTGCTGCTGAAGCTAAATATAAAGCACATTTTGGAAGTCTTCCGTATTAATAAATTAACTTATAAGGATATAAAATGGCTGGATTTTTTGATGATACAGAAGAAACTACTTCGCCAGTAGTAAAAAGTTTTTTTGATGATACAGAAGAAATTAATACTCCTGTTCCAACTGATTCTGATTTTATACCTGGAGTGAAGAGAGGCTTGCAGAATCTTCAGGCGTCTGCTTATGGTGCTACTGCACTTGCAGGCTCTGGATTGAAAAAGTTCGGAATGGAATCGACTGGCCAGAATTTGCAAGATTTTGGTATGGAAGGATATAACAGGAATATTGAAGAAGCCAAACAGTATCCTAAGAAGAATTCCTTTAAAGATATCTATATTGGCGAAGCAGGAGTAGGTGGTGCTGTTGACTGGGCTCAAGGAACTTTAGGTGAACTTGTCCCAAGTATGGCTGAGGCTGCTGTTGGTGCGATTGCTGGATCTGCTATTGCTCCTGGTGCAGGTACTGTTGCCGGCGGTTTGGCAGGTAGAACAATTCTTAAAAAAGGAATTGATGAAGCTGTAAAGCAGTCAGTTAAACGTGGGATTGGAGATTTGACAGAAACTCAGGTAAGGAAGCAACTTACTGGACAAGCATTGAAGAAGTTTGGCGGAAAGGTTGGTATTGCCGGATCAGTTATGCCACTAGAGTCTGGTGGAATGTATGCAGAGTTGCTGCAGGAAAAAGGCATTGATGCTCCTGAGACGGCACTGTTGTTTGGTGCTCTGGCAACTTCATTAGAATTTGCTGGTGGTAATAGTAAGTTGGTAGATACTTTTGTAGATGCCTTGAGTAAGGGTTCAACTGGCACGATTAAAAAGTCTGCAAAGGAATTGCTTACAAATATTCCGCAAGAAGCTTTGCAGGAAGGTGGACAGGAACTGCTTAGTGTTCTTAATACTGTAGCAAATACTGATGAGAAGTTATTGACTGCTGATAATGTTGAACGCATTATTGAAAGTATGGCTGCTGGAGCAATTGGTGGTGGAGCTGGTGCAGCAGTTAATGCAGGATTCTCCGCACAAGCAAAAGATCCTGGGCCTGGAAAGACTGATGCAGAGGTTGAGCTTGATAGAAGGGCTGCAAATATTCTTAATTTGAAAGAAGATGAACTTGGTAAGAGCATCCAAACTTTAAATGAAACTCTTAAGTTGAATAAAGAAATTCTTGATGATCCTTATAAGCTTGATCAGAAAGCAAGAGAGTTAAATGTTGATCAGGCTGAATTAATCAGAAAGACTGTTGAGGATAATAAAAATAATCAGAGCCTTCTAGATCGGATTAATTCTGGAATACAGAAGAAAGAAGAACTTGCTAAGAAGGAATATGAAGCACTTTCTCCTGAAGAGAAGGAAGCAAAAGAAATTGAAAATAAATTATCTGAGAAAAGAATTACTGATGCACAGAAAATTAATGATGATCTTGATACAATTAATAAGAGAGAAGAAATAGCTCTTAAACAATATAAGGATGAAACTGATCCTACAAAGAAGGCATCAATTGCTGACAGGATTTTTAATCTGAAGAAGGAGAAAAATACTCTTCTTGACAGACAGCTGCAGCAGAAAACTAATCAAGTTAGTGACTTTGAAGGGCCGAAAAAAGCTGATGAAATTCGTCAAGAAAAGGAAAACTTTTATAACCAGCTTTGGCTTGGTGGAGTTAATAAAGATGCAAATGAGTCAGCACAAGTCTTTGGTGAAAAATCTACTGAGCAGCAAGATATCCTAGATAGACTTTCGACTCAAATTGCAAACACACAAAGTCAGCAAAAGAAACAAGAATTGCAGAAAGTTTATGATGGATTATTTCAAACTTTTGAAAGAGATGCTCAGGAATCTGCAGAAACTATTGCGAATGCAGACTTAAGTCAGTTTGATCAACTTGTTAAAGCTAAAGATCAGGAACGTCTTAACAAGGTTCTTGAATCTATAGTGGTTGAGCCTGATCCTCAAGCCAGGCAAACACTTTATGAGAAGATGTTCATGCAGCCTGGTGTTAAAGATGCTGCTGATTCTGCTGAAGTGTTTGCTACTCAAGGTGAAGATGCCGACACTCAGTTTAGAAAGCAAGAACTTCAAAAGGTAATGTCTTCGATTACTCAAGAGAGTGATCCGGCAATCAGGCAGAAACTTTACAATCAGATGTTTGAGCAGCCTGGAGTTAAGAATGCTCAGGAATCTGCTGAAGTATTTTTAACACAGAAATTTACTGAAAGAGAAAAAGCTGTTATAGAGGATTATTGGCAGGGTGTTAAAAAAGAATTAAATCTTATTCATGAAGAAATGACTCCTGGAACGGAAGCATTTATGCGGAAGAAGTTCTTTGAGACACAACTTGCTAATATTGAAGGTAATGTCAAAAGTGATACGACAGCACAAAGTGAAGCAAAACAAAATGTCGTTTCGTCTTTAGCTGAGCAGAATAAGCGCCAGGAATGGTTTCAACAAATTGCTAAAGATCTTGGTGATGTTCCGACACCAAATAGTCAGGCAGTTGAAACTGAGATTCCTAGAAACTTGCCAGGAGGTTTGCAGAGTTGGTTCACTAATGAACGGCAAGTAGGTAGTGCTCCACAGTTTCAAGTCGGTGAAACAGATAGCAAAAAAATAATAAAAGAAGCAGGTGGAAGAGTTATTCTTGATAATCCTGGTGGTAGTTGGTTAGAAGAGCAGCGTAAGAAAGCTAAAGCAAAAGATGAAAGAACTGGTTTCAGGCATGGTTCTGTCACAGCAAAAATTAATAGAATAGAACTTCCCATAGACTCTGTTGTATTTTTAAGGGGAATGGAAGGTGAAGATGTAAGGCTTGATCATTTACAAGATTTTCAAGACACTAGAACAATAATGAAAATACGACGAAGTATCTCTGAAAATGGATATCTTCCAGATAAAGCTATTTTTATTAATGTAGGATATGATGGCACTGCATTAATCAACGAAGGAAATCATCGAGTTCGTGCAGCAAAACTCGCAGGACTTAAAACAATTCCTGTTGAAATTGCTTATTTTGCTGGTGGAGAATCGGTAAATGGACCGCTGTCACTTGATTCTATAGCAAGAATGGTAACAAAAAATGAAGAGGCATTTGAAGTACGTGAAAATCAAGAAACATTAGGCAAAGTAAATCTTGATGATATTAAGGGAGCTTTTCCAGGACAAGAAATAAATCAATCTCCTGATGGAACAATATCAGTTAAGTTTAAAAATGGTCAAGGCTTAACAATCAATAGTATTCAAAATGCTGGCCAAGGCTTTGTTAAGTTAGCAATTGAAACTGGGCAGATGTCAAAGAATGGAAAGATTCTTGGCATTACGATCGGGAATGAAATTCTTCTTGATGAAAACTTTGCAGACAATAAGACTCTTTGGCATGAGAACAAGCATGTACTTGACAACTTGGGATTGATTACAGAAGCAGATGATAGCGCTTTGAATCGTGAGTTTAATAAACTTCGTAAAGCAGGTAAGCTTGAATTTGCTCTTAGTACTCATGAAGATCCAAAGCAAAGGATGGTTGAGAATCGTGCGAACATGTTTGCTCAGATTATGGTCAACAGAGCTGAATATAGAAACACTTCGTTTGGTAAAGTCATTCAACGAGTAATGGACTTCTTCCAGCAGTTGTTAAGCTTTGGTAAACAAACAGTCTCAGGGTTGGCTCGTGAAGTAGAAAGTGGAAAGATTTATGAGAGGCAAGTAAATGGACAGACTGTTCAAGTTACTGTTCCTCAAGCTGAAGAAGCTGCAAAGCAATGGTACTCCGCACTTGAGAATGCGGTTGCTGGATTTAATCAGAAGCAAGCAACACCTGATCAATGGAAAGGAATGATTAAGAACTTTCCAGGACTTAAGCAGGATGAACTTGATTGGGTTGGTGTGAATGATTGGCTTGATAAGCAGGAAGGAAAAGTTACTCAGGCAGACTTGTTGAAATTTGTTCAAGAAAATAATGTGAGTCTGGAAGAAGTAGTTAAAGAAGAATTAAAATTATCATCTGAAATTCAAAAAATGTTTTCTGCTGAAGGAATATCTGCTGAATATGATCCACAAACGAATAGACATTATTTTACAAATTCTTTAGGAAATGATATAGAGTTTAATGAATTATCAGAAGATCTTCAAGAAGCTATATATAATAACTTTCCCGATAGTAGCAATACTAAACATTCACATTATCAACTTCCAGATGGAAAGAATTATAAAGAATTAATATTAACTTTACCCTCAGAGCAAGATAAAAAGACTTATACTCATGAAGTTCATTGGCCAGGTGTTGTAAATCCTTTAGTTCACATTCGGTTCAATGAACGGACTGATGCAGATGGAAATAAAGTTCTTTTCCTTGAAGAGATTCAAAGTGATTGGCATCAAGAAGGAAAAAAGAAAGGTTATGAAAATCCGAATATAATTACCAGAGAAATGGAAATTAAACGGATTGAAGATAAATATCCAAATATAAATTTTTATTCTGGGCCATCTGGACTTACTCCAGGATGGAGCTTAAAAGAACAAGGAATATCTGATGAAGATTTTGAAGTTTTTAAAGATATAATGTTAGGTTTTTCCGAATTACCTAGAGAAGCTGATTTAGTTGATAGTGTTCCAAATGCACCATTCAAGAACTCTACTCAGTGGTCTCTCCTTGTCATGAAGCGGATGGTCAGGTATGCTGCTGAAAATGGTTTTGATAAAATTGCATGGACGACTGGGCAGCAACAGTTTGATCGTTATGCTCAAGGCACTGAAGAAGAAAAAGCTAAAAGACTTCATGGAATGCAGGAGTTTTATGATAAAATACTTCCGAATACTTTTAATGCAGAGTTCAATAAGAACAAGTGGGGGAATGCGAAAGTTGAAGTAACAAACATTCCTCAAGGAGAATATAATCCATTAACAAAAAAGTTTTATAAAGATGGATATGAAGCTGAAGCAAGGCAGCAACTTTCTCTGCCAATCACTAACCGTATGAAATCTAAGGCACTCCGTGAAGGTATGCCGATGTTCGAGGTTCGTGAAACTCCAGCGCAGAAGATTAGTGATGATGTTTATCATCAAATGTTTACCGAGCGAAATAGTTTGGTTCGTACAATCGGCCAGACCTTGCGAATGAGAGGACATGAAATTAAGCAACTTATCGACAAGGGATTGGGGTCTATATCAACTAGACTTAAAAATGTAGATCCAATGCTTCGTGCAGAGATTAGAAACCTCGACTTTCGGACTGCACAAAAGATTGTAACTGCATTACGAATTGCACACCCACTCCTTGAGAAGACTAAGCAAATGAGTCCGCAAGACAAATTTGTTTGGGATGCAGCTAGGAGAAACTCAGACGAAATTAAGATCAAAGAAATTGCAGCAAAGTACAACATGACCAATGATCAAGAAAAGCTGCGAGCAGTCTTGGATCACATTCGTCAGGATGCAATTGATGTTGGTTATGATGTGGGTTTCATTGAAGAATACTGGCCCCGCATAATTAAAGATCAAGAGGGATTCTTGCAGGCAACCAAAGGAATTTCTCAACGACCAGTTATTACTGATGCAATCAAAGTTTATGCAGACAAACTGGGTATGACAGTTGAAAAGTTTGAAATTGAATATCCTGAGCAAGCAGCAGATATTGCAAGCAATACAATACTTGGCAGGAACCTCGGTATTGGTGGACCAGGCAATATTCAAGCCAGGCAATATGAAACTGTTCCACCAGAATTGAATAAATTCTACATGGATAGTGATGCCGCATTGATGCAATACATCTATAGTATGACAAAGAAAATAGAAGCAAGACGATTCTTTGGTAAGGTTCCAGAAAGAATAGCAACCCTGAAAGCTGAGAAGAAACGAAAGCAGGTAATGCTAGAAGAGTATACAAAGGCTAATAATACTGCACGCATAGAAGATGTTTCTGGCGACCTAATTAGGATTGAACAAGAATTGGATAAGTACAAACTGCAAAGAGATTACACTGAGAATATCGGAGCCTATATTAATGACCTCAGATTGAGTGGAAGAATTCAAGATGATGATCAAAAAGTAGTAAGGGATATTCTTGATGCTAGATTCCACGAGCATGGAGCTACAGGAATAGTTAATGCTTACAAAAATATGTCATACATCGATGTTATGGGATCGCCTATATCAGCGCTGACTCAGATTGGAGATTTGGCTTGGGCGATGTATGTAGGCAAAGTATGGACACCACGTGGACTAGCTGATACGATTAAGAATGTTGGTAAAGCCATAACTAAGAAGTCTGAAATAACTAAGGAAGACTTAGGGATTGAGAGGATCGCCCAGGAGTTTGCAGACGGAACGACACTAGGGAATGCAGTAAGTTGGGTATTCAAAAAAGTTGGACTTGAAAGAATAGATTCGATCGGCAAAGAGACTTTGATCAACAATGCGTTTAGTAACTACAAGGTTATGGCCAGCACTGAGGCTGGACGAACAGAACTGCTAAAGCAAATCAAGCCAATCTTTGGAACACAGTCTGAGAGTGTAATAAATGATTTGCTCGCAGGAAATCCGACAGACAACGTAAAGATGTTGCTGTACCATCGCTTGCTTGATTTCCAACCTGTAGCGCTTTCTGAAATGTCAGAGCAATATCTCAAGAGTGGAAATGGCCGAGTGTTTTATATGCTCAAGACATACACACTCAAACAGTTTGATGTTTTCAGAAATGAAGCATGGCACAAAATTAAGACTGGCGAACGGGATCAGGTTATTGAAGGAATTGGTAACATGATTAAGCTGGTGAGTTTACTTACACTGGCTAATGCAGGCGCAGATGAGTTGAAGGATTGGATGTTGGGGAAAGAAACTAAGTTTGAAGATAACGTGATTGAAAACTTCTTAACTATGGGTGGAGCATCAAAGTTTGTAAGGATGCAAACAGCTCGGGAAGGTTTAGGATCTGGATTGATCGGGCAGATTTTGCCACCATTCAGGTTTGTAAACTCCATCAGTAAGGACCTTAACCAATTGTATGGGTCTTACATTACAGGAGATACAATTGATTTTGATCATGCAAGAATTGTAGAGTCCATTCCAATTGGTGGGAAGATTTATTATTGGCATTACGGAAGGGGAGAGGACTACAAAAAGAGTAGTAACGAACAAGAGTTTAGTAAGGTCAGTAAGGAAGTCGATATCTTCAAGAAGCAACTTGAAAACTCGGAAGACAAACGAACCTTCTTGAATTCAAACCTGGATGGCTTCAAACAAATGAAGTTGCATGAAAACTTTCAGAGTGCTCTCAATCGGAACCAGGCAGTAATTAATAAGTTGAAAAAGATTGAGCAGACAACAAATGTTAGAGAAAGGCTTGGACAGTTGCAGCATCAACGAGAGGTAATATTAAAAAGATATTTTGAAGTTGTAGATACGATGCAATAAAAATGAATAGCCAGAACTCATACTGTTTCGTGAGTTCTGGCTTTTGTTTATACTTTGTTTAAAGGAAATTTAAATTTTGTTATGCCTGCAAAATCTTCAGCAGATTTTCTAGCTTTTACGGCATCTTCAAAATTTAAGAATATTCCTAATAATATATATTTTTTATTAATAGTAATTCCTGCCTGCCATTTATTTCTTTGTTTATTCCAACTAACTCCAATAACACCTGAAACACTATTTTTACTTACACTTCTATTTAAACAGTTTTGTTGTTTAGTAACAAGTCTAAGATTTATTATTCTATTGTCAGATGGATCTCTATTAATATGATCAATATCTTTATTTGGTTTCTTACCATAATAAATATACCATATTAATCTATGTACTGAATATACTTTTCCTCTAATAGAAACATGTTTATAACCTTTAGAATTAGCATATCCAGCTTTTCCATCAGCATTAGGAAAATAAATTTTTTTCTTTCTTGGAGGATCACGATATATTAAATCACCCGTTTCAGGATTATAAATAAACATCTTTCTTAATTCTTTTAAAGTAATTTCTTTCTTCTCAATTACTTTATCTAATTTATTTATGCTTTCTTCTTTCATATATGTAGCATAAACATTACCATTCCCATCCTGCATACATACAACATTTGGCATAAATATACCTCTTATTAGATAATGAGTGACCGTTCATAAATGAACAACCAGTTGTCAAACATTAACTTAAGTTCCACAACTAATTAGCTCTCTTGCTCACATTCAGGACAAACTTTACCAGTAAAGTCTTTATGATGTTTTTCACAACGATGAATTTTATTTTCTTCAATTTGATTGTCTAAGAACTCCTCCCAAGGCATCATATTCATTACTCGCTGCATATCGGGATGAGCAGATTTAGCTGTACGGAGCTTTCTGATATGCGTCCATTCGGATGAATCTGCCGTGACTACGATCTCAGTCTTCAAGGCATTAGGCAGGACGGCCCGGGCTTGTTGGGGTGACAAAGGTCCTTCAGGCTTTACCATGTAATGATACGCAGTCTCGGCGTCTTCGCAAGCCAACATAAACTGACGGTAAGTATCATCGGGCCAGCTCTCAAGGTCTTCCGGTTCAATAAACTCCATATCCTTGCCAGCATAGTTTACGTACCGGGTTGATTCCTGAGCAAAAGAGCAAGGCCTGTGTCGTACCAACTCATGACTGACTCCGCGATCACAGATAAACTTGACAGCAAACCTGTGGAGTTCCTTGGGGACTTCATTGTGAGGGCAGACTTGCCAACCTCTAGTACCGGTTTCAATATCTATAGAAAATAAACTTCCATAACCTTTTACAAAACAATCGCAGTAGTCAGGGATTCCTTCCTTCACAGTATGCTGATACCATGCAGTAAGACTTCCTCCTATGTATGTGTGCTCAGAATCATTTAAAGCAGTTAGATATTTACCAACCTGTCCTTGTAACCAAACTAGTGGATAGTCCATTCTTTGTGCTCGCACTACAAAATTCGAGTGCTCGACCATAGCTAGATGACCTGCCTTGATCAGTTTCCGGACGAAGCCTTCTGCACTATCTTCAGTGATCTTGTCTTCTGACTTGTAGCATGTTCTGCCAGCCATCTCGATGAACTTAAGTGCTGCATTATATTCTGTCGGTACTGCGCCATAAAATTGTACGCTTGGTTTGATTATTTTCATATTTCATTCTCCATCCTCATGAGCTAAAGCTGCTATCAAATCATTAGGCAAATCTTCTCTTGGATCAATTGTACAGGTTGATTCTTTTAAACTGCTTCGTGTTTCATAAAGTGCCTTCTTGATAATTTCCCATATTTCATAATGATCTGGGCAAAGGCTTTCTTCACACATAACTTGCATCCGATTCATAACTTGATTATATTCAAAATAATTTCCGCTCATATGCTCTCCTTAGTCAACGTATTTTGCCCATTCATTATTGCATCCCTCAACTATTTTAATACAATCTTTAATTGCCTGTATGGTTGCTGCTGCTGTAACTCCATTAGGAATTATTATGTTAGCTGCATCCCTAGTTGGTTCTGCTTCCCGAGAAAGTAAATAAGTTTGAAGTTTTTGTAACACTGTAGATTTGAATGAGATCATTTTTATTACACCCTCCAGGTGTATTTAATCACTTCAGGTTTTGCATGGAACTTCTGGTTCAACAGAATTGCCAGTCTTTACTACAGTCTTTATTGGTGGAATAACTTTTTTCTTTAGCAATGCATTTCCAATTAATTCAGTACAATCATTAAACATTAGTGTTGCATTCAATCTTTTAATCATGCCAGCCAGCCAATCTCCATGAGATTTGAACTGTAATAATTCGCATTCGTCTAGAGCATTTTGTAGATCTAGTTCAGTTAGTTTCTTCATAAAATTATTCACTTAGACTCTGTTACTAATTGCCATGATCGAACAGTTGCTTTAGCTCCACGTCTGGTTTTAAGTTTTAATTTATCACATCTTCCAGTATGGAAAGCAACTAATTCTGATGCACGTTTTTCAGTTGCACAAGTAGATGCAACATAATGGAGGCCTTTTCCCCACTGGATAGTGATTATGAATTTTTGGATTTCCATAAATATCCTTATTCATGCATGATTATTTTATCAAGCTCTTGGGTTTCTTCAGCTAGTTTTGTATAAAGCATCCCTGCATAGTGTGCAATCTTTAGCAGGTCAAGCCTCTGTTGGCCTTCACGAGAGTTCTTTCCATAACGATTTAGATACTTTTTCATTTGAGTGATAAAGTCAGCTTCGCTAAATTCTGAACATTGATCGTTACCCTTATCTCCGTATTGTGGCACTGTGTAGGATTCAATATGATTGAAGACTCTAGTAGCAAAGTTTTGCCATTCAGCTGCTCGTAATGAAGGACCAGATTCGTAATCTTCTTCTGATGGACAAGGATCAATTTGCATAGTTAAGCTCCATTGATAATTATATACTAAAAGCCATTCCATTAGATTTAGTAATGGCTTTTATATTATTTGTTTATATTCTACTTTTCACTTGCCTCAATCCTAGCTAGATAAGCTTGATATTCAGCTTCAAGTCTTGGCACTTTCATAGATATTCTTCCTACAAGAGCATATAAAGTTTTTCTTTCTTCAGAATTAAAATTATATCCTTGATCTGATTCTAAATATTTAACAAGTGGTATGTATAAATTTTTATGTATATCAAGCTGTTTCTTTATCCTAGCAGCTATATCTTCTAATGATTCTTTACATGTCATTCCTTTTGCCATTGCAGCTTCATTATTATCCAACATAGTTTTCTCCTTTTAAATCATCTTTATGTTTTTCTATTTTTGATACAAGATCTTTCAAGCCTTTTTCAATCTTATAAAGTCTTTCAAGTTCATCAGCAGCTTGTAATCTTGCTGCACGTAATTCATTTTCGTCAATACCGTATGGGCTTCGCAAGTAAGATATCATTACCATTTTATCCATAGTCATTTCAATCCTCCAGGTTCGGAGTAACAATTCCTCGATTCACCAATTCAAAAAAGCATCTCTTAGTTGCACTGATATCTGCATGCGCGTCATGTGCTCCATCAAATCTTTCACCAAATAAGTGTTCATGCAACTCGGTTAGCTTGGGCCATTTTGCACGTCCAGCCTTGTTTTTCAATCCACACATTTTTACCACAGCCTTATCTTTCATGGTACAATGGTTTGGCAGGTCAAGATAAAATGCACTTCTCGCCAGGTCTGACAACTCTTCCAAGTTGCGTTCCATCATCTGGTAAACGTAGTTCCAATCAAAGGCAAAGTTATGACATACAACCAAATCTGCCTGTCGGAGCATTAGGCCAAATTGTTCAGCAGCAATTAGTTCATCTATTCCTTCTTGGTCGGCTCGTTCAATGGTAATGCCATGCACTTCTTGTGCATAATAATTCATTGACCGGCCATTACTTTTGATGATGACATTCATTTGATCAAATTCTTCTTCTTGGCTGGCAAGAATTGCTCCGATCTGTACTGTCCAGGCCTGCTCGGGATCATTAGCAGGCAGAGCTTTTTTAATAAAGTCAGAAGTTTCAGTGTCAAAGAATAGTACTTTTGTAGCTGGTGTCATTTAGTTCTCCAATTAATTTAAAATTTCTTCAACAATTGATTTAATTTCATTTCTTCCCCAACCAGTTTTTAACTCTAATCTTTCAAAAAATAATTTTTTAAATTCTTTAATTTCTATAAAAGCTGTTTTTGAATTACTCTTTTTATCTATAGCCTCTTCTATGTCAATAAGACAACATCTAATTTCTTCTAATTTATCTACTATTACACCTAATTGATTATCAGTCATTTTAGTTTTTCTCCATTTGATTTTTAATAACATTCCTATCCATCAACCTAAATACTGTTCTGTCAAGATATGTTGGATCACGAACTTTGTGTTGCTTACGAATTGTGGTATACATGCAAGTAGTGGCAGAATTCTCGGCTTTGAGTATTCCAGACTGCTCAGCCATTTCAACATAACCTCGTAGCTGAGGAATGTTATCTACATCTAGGTGAAAGTTTCTAACCAGTTCTGTCCATTCAAAAGATTCGTGATTATCAATGAATGAAAGTATCTTTGCATAGATGTTAGCCTGACTGGATAAACCAAGTCCATAGAACGCGTTTGGCATTTCAAGTTCTGTTGCTTGCATTATTGCTAAGGCTTGCTCGAAGTGTTCAGCTGTAATTATCATGTCGTCAGACTCGGCAGCACAAACCAACATACAGACCTTATTCAAATGCAGTGGTCTTCTATGATTATAGCCTAAGAATCGCTCACTTGGTACACCTGACTCGTCATAATCTTGCTCATACCAACGCACATAAGTTTTAAGAAAATCCTTACTTAGGGTGAACTGTCCGGATAAGTTTGCAATTTCTTGCAGGTCGTTTTCTAAATTCTTTTGTGTCTCTTCCTCTTCTTCAGTTAAAAACTGCAAGGCTCTTCTTTGCTTGGGACCCTGGCCAACTACGAAAATGATCCGGGAGATTAGGCCACCACCAACAGCGTCTTGACTCAGTTTAGATTGCAAGAGACTAGGAGTTATGCAGCCAAAGAGCGTTAGCCAGCAATTGGATATGTCTTCAGTCTTTCTTGCTAAAGTTTTATACTTCCAAGTATCTGCACAATCAAACAGGTCAGTCAGGGATGCTAGGAGCATTTGGTCTCTGTCGTTTAAGAAGACTTGAAATTCTTCTGACCAGATTGATACACTCTTATGCTTACGAGTAAACCCAGCATGATCAACATAAGTATCTTCGCTGTCCATGAGTTCTCTATACAATGCCTGGGTTGAGCCTAGCGAATCTGCGCCGATATTAACGTCTAGTTTTTGCACAAAGCTTTTTGCAATTTTCATGGCTGTGCCTTTCCGTCCCCCAGGTGGACCGACAAGAGATACGAATAAATTAGGATAGACATGACCTCGCAATGCGCCCCAGTTACAATAGCACTTTCTTCGCAAGGCAGAACTAATGGCTGTTAGTCCGCTCCAAAGATGATAAAGTTCTGGAGGCTCTGTTCGCTGTGTGTACTTCATATAATGTGCCAACCAATTATCTAATTGCCTCGACATGAAAAGGTTCCTTGAATAGCGACATACGATTGTTGAATGGCCTCGCCATTAGTTATCTCTTAAATTGATTTAATACACTTAGCTATACAAAAATCATTTTCATTTAACCAATGATGAAACTGTTTTGCAGAATAGATACAAGATTTAGTTTTACATTTTAAACTTCTTTTCATTAGTCTTGGACAATTCATTGCAATACAAAATTCTTTCTTTTGATATCTTTGAGTTATCATAATTAGAATCCTATCTTTTCAATAGCTTTATCACAATCTTCCTGAGTGAACTTACTGATCTATACATTTACCCAATACCAAGTTTTATTTCTTTTAATATCAGATATTGTTGTAAAATGAACATTATATACTGAAGCTAGTTTTCTAGATAATCCATGATGATTTTTATACTTTAACATCCATTTAATAACCTTAACTGCTTCTTCATTAAGCTGTGCAAATATTGGTGATTTTCTTTGCATTAAATCTAAAGCATTATCCTGATGATTACCTAAGACTAAATGTTTAGGATTCATACAATTTTTATTATCACAAGTATGCCTAACTATTTTTCCTTGTGGAATATCCCCATTAAATATCATATAAGCAAGTTGGTGTACTCCATAACGTTTATTTCCACATACTATTCTTCCATAACCTGTAGTCTCCAATTTACCTTGCCATAACCAACAACTATCATAATCATTAAAAGAGTTTTCAGGCATAAGAGATAAAAATCTTTTTTCAAAGTTTGAAAAAGCTTTAAAGTCTATAAGGTCTATTTTATCTTGCATTATAAAACTCCTATTTTATTTATTGCTTGATCTATACTTTCTTGATTGAAATTACTTATATCAGCTGTGTTGCCGGCCCATTGGGTACCCACCTTAGCATCCAGACCAATGGTAAAACTCTTTCCCTTATATGTGAATGTATGTGTCAAATGATCTTTGATAATTAACAAGATTTGTAATAGGTTTGGAATCTGACTCTTATGAAACCTGAATACAAACGAATCATGAACAGTTGTCATACATCGAATGTCAAAGCCATCTTTGCCTAGCCTAGGATCAGTCACTACTTTAATCATTCCACGATTGAGCAACTCTGCAACGGTTGACTGAGGCTTGTAGCTATAAGCATTTCTGAATAATGCTGCATTCATTTCACCTAAGAACCTGCGAGGCCGGCCAAATAAGTTATAGAGAACTCGATTTTTCTGGACTTCTTCTTCGATTGATCTATGCCAGCGTTTCAGTCCAGGAAAACGGTCAGAGTACATATCAAGTAATCTCTTACACTCTGACTGTGACTTGAAGATTTCCTCAGCCGCTAGATTGTCAGAGAATGTCTGTGGACCCATTGCATAGTTCGAGGCATGAACTACCTTTTTTCCCATATAACGCATGGTAGATTTCTGATCAGCCTTTTTAGTTTTTGCTTCATGAATTACTTCTTCAATCGGAACATTGAATATCTTACTTGCATTAAAACTATGCACATCAATACCAGATTCAAACGACTGGATCATGTTGGCATCTTGAGTAAGGTATGCAACTACATGAGCCTCTGCCTTGGCAAGATCACATTCACAGAGAATCCAATCTTCATCAGCAATGAGATAATATTTAAAAACATAAGGCTGATTCTGAAGATTCGATCCAGTACCGAAATAAGTCTTTTCAGTAGCAATCCTGCCAGAGACTGTTCCAGATATTTTATGATTACATCGTAATCGCTTATCATCATCCACTTGAATATTAAAGTAAGTAGATACCATCTTTTGATACTTACGAATCTTTATGATGATCCTAGCTTCTTCAGAACCTTTAATATCTTTCTTTGCAATTCTGTGCAAAGCTACAGTATCGCATGTAACTGATCCAGTTTTGCGATTCACATATGGTTTAATCATACAAGTTCCGTAGAAGTATGCAACCATTTGTTTCGCTGAACCAGGATTGATTTCCTTGCCTGCGAGTTTATTCAGATCTGCTTGAAGCTCAATCAGCTTGACTCCATACTCAGATTTGATCTTTTCAATTCCATCTGTATCAGTCAGAATGCCATTGAATTCCATTTCCATGAGTGGCTTATGAAGATTCATTGTATAATCCATAGCATCCATAGAATCGAATTCACCTAATTCTTCAAGGAGTTTCTCCGTGATGGGTAATAAGTAAGCTGAGTCTTTGGCATTATAAGTCCAGTATTGTGGCCAGTTCTTGATGGCCTTAAGGTGTGATTGCTTTCCTTCGTCTTTGTAATAGGGATAGTAAGTGTAAGTTGAAGTTAGATAATCAAGTCCCTTTGGAAGTTCTGTATAACATATATGCTGCGCAAGCATTGTATCAAAATAAAAGTTATCTGTTTTAATCATCATGGTACGGAAAGTAAACATGATATCGAACATTCCATTTTGACAAATCTTACCTATGGCTTCATCATTAAGTATTTCAGCTAAGCCAGTCCATATTTTTATCTCTTCTGCTGTTGCCCAATAGTTGCCCTGGTTGTTCATTAGAGGAACAGACATGGACAGGATCTTATTATCGTGATATACTGCCAATGAGTAGCAGGTAATAAATTCTGGCGTAGCTTCAATGTCAAATGCCACATATTGTTTTGTCTTAATCAATGCATAGAACTGCATGATTTCTTCAAAGCTAGGCTTGATTTTTATTTCCACATTATCGGTAAGCAATTCTGGATCTTCAATGATTCGTAGGGCTTTCGTAAAGTCTGCGATCATTGTATAAAAGTGGATGGGCTGACCATATGGGAGGGTGAAAGATGGATGATAAGACAAACCTATTATCTTTCCAGCCAGTTTTTCTTTCAAATGTGGAAAGTCTTCTGCATGGTAGAATGATCCACGATATTTTGTGATTGAATCATAGCGTGGCTCATCCAGCAAAAGTCTCATTGGAGTTGCACCAAGCAACATTATGACTTTGCCTGGAAATTGTGCAAGCTCATTAATTAGTGCTGCCTGCAATTTAGACCAGTCTGGATGGCGATAGCCCTTATCTGTCCATAAGACAGCAGTATTGTTTTTGGGAAACTTAGCTTTGCAAGCATTAGTGAGATAGATTTTATATCTAGCTAGTCTGACGGCTGCACAGATGCGATTAAGCTGAGAACCTGTTGGTCCAACGAATGGTTCGTTCTTCAGGACTTCAATTTCACCTGGAGCTTCGCCAACCATAGCAATCTCAGACGTGAGTATGTTATCAGTTGGAGCGCACTCTACAGCCAAGCAATCGAAAGAACCTTCTTTCTGCGGAGTTGCTGTAGTTGATATGCTAGGAATTATCATTGTAAGTTCCTTTTAATTTAATTCTTTTTCTTCTATTATAGGAACATCTATCCATTCAGAAGTTGCTTCATTAAAATATTGTAATGTATCATAATTTACTATTTTCATTGGATTTGGTCCACCATACCTAACATCCATAGGATGGCAATCTAATTGTTTAGAATATTTTCTTAAAATTCTTAATTTCATTTTTATATTCTATCCTTTGTCAATGCTCCTGGATTAGGAGCCTTTATTTCTTGTTTGCAATCCAAGCAAAGGTAAGAACGAACTCGTATAACATTTGCACTTATCATGCTGACAGCAAAGTTATAGTTTGGCTCATTCTTATAGCCGTTTGGCCAGCTCTTGGAGGCAAAACCTATTTCGAGTGGCACGATGTTTTTGTGTAGGCAACAGTTAGAGCCAGGCGTGATGGGAGCTTTCTGTTCTGATAGTTGGCCTACTTTATATTTTGTCATAATAAAATCCATGAACTAATTTTATTTTGCAGCAACTAAAACAGGTTTTCCTTTTATACCTTTTGCAGCAATAACTCCATATATTTCTTTTGTTCTATCATATACTGGCATTACAGTATCACCATCTAACCATACAACATCATTTACATCAAAATCATCTCCAGCAATATGTAATTGTGGATTTTTAAGTATTCCACTTAGTAATTCAATAACATATCTATTATCTTTTCTCATATTAAAGTCCCTCCACTTCAGCAGTTATCCCAAGATAATTCTCAAGCCTCTGATAAAACTCTGGAATATACTTCTGGCTCTTATCACAGCCAACTGGCATCATTTTTTCTTTGGCCGCGCTGATCAAGCAGTTACCAGAACCAACAAAGAGGCTCATAAATAAAGTGCCAGGTTTTCCTAGGGCTTTTAAGAAATGATCATAAAGCTCTATAGGCTTTTCCCATTGGTGAATTCGTTGAGATGAACTGACTGTACTTATGTTAATTGAAGATGACAAGCTAGGAGTATTAAACTGTGCATTTCCCTTACGCAGTAGGAGGAACATTTCCCAATTGCTCACCATGTTTGTTTTAGGTTTATTGGTACTGCCACCAACTTTGTTCCATGAACCAGGAGACTGAGTTCCAAATCCTATTTCTCTTGCAATATTGTTGATCTGTATAAAATGTTCTTTGCCTGTCCAGACTAAAGCCCAACTACAGTCAAGCATCTTTTCATATACAAGTGGAAGATAATTGAAGTAGAAGTCATAAAGTTCTTTTTCATCCCAATCTTGAGCTTTACATTCGATCTTGTTTGTCTTACCATAGTTGTCATTGAAATCAATTGCATATGGTGGATCAAGTTCTACCATCCCTACAGAATTGTTTGGAATCTTATCGAGGAATGTTTTATAGTTTTCAGCGACATAAATTACTTGGATATTAGATCTGATTGGTTCTTGTTCATCATTAAGGTCTTCATCATCTTCATCAAACTCAGCAAGTCTTTCTTTGGCTTGCTTGGTTTTCTCAAACACATTCTGAGTTACCGTGTTCTTTATCGGAGCAGTCATGGTTCCGTTTTGCAGCGCAACTAAACGCCCTTTTTCAGCATCGGTGAAACTCCCCATTCGCTGAAGTGCCTTAGCTTGTTCTCCAAGAGCTTTGTATGCTTCCTTGGCTCGACCTTTAGTAGACTGTTCTTTGAGGATTGGAAATACTTTGAGAGCTTCAGCGAAAGCAAGGTCGGTAGATAAGCCACCAAGACTGCACTTAAGTCTCTTGGCTGTTTCTCTATAGCCCCAAGATTTGTTTTCCTTGCCTGCGGCCTCTACCCAATAGTTGTGCAGCTTATATTTGAGGTCTATTTCCTCATGCCACAGAAATTCCTTTCGATCCATATTACTGAGGAGTTCAATCAAAAAGTGATCGTCTTCAGTAATGCCGTCGAAGACTCGAACTTCTATTGTTTCTCTGCCGAGTTTCTTAAAGGCTTCGATACGATGCAGGCCATCAATTAAGACGTTATTTGAATCTATAAGGATCGCATGAAGTTGGCCGACCATAGAGATTGAATCGGCTAGACTGGAGATGTCGCCTACTGCTGATCGTGCGCGATCCTTAATTATAATGTCTGAAATATTACGTTCTTCTATTTGAAATAATTGCATAGCTTTAACCTAGTTTAAATTTTGAAACTGCCTTTTGATTAACTCTATTTGATCTGCTGAAAGTTTACCAAGCAAGTCTGTTGCATTCTTGGTAGGATCAGCCATCATCTTCTTGCCGCGCTTTGTTCCAGAGTTCTTAGAAATGTTCTTCATGGCAGACTTTGTGATCTTTTGAGACTTAACAAATGCTGCGTTCAGTGCAGATGTTCGCATAGTCCTGACTTTTTCAATTAGTCTGGCTTGCTCTGGATAAGACATTTCTAAAAATGACCGGCAGTAAATACGATCCATTAGTGACATGATTATTCTCCAATAACGTCTGACTTACGTACAACTTCAAGCATTTCTTTAACTCTTCTCTTTACCCATCCAGGAACTTTTTGCTCACAAGCTTTTACAAGTTCTTCGTGGATAAAATTATCCACAATAGGAGAAAGAACTTGTTTAAAATCAGCCTTAATTTTATCCTCTAATGCAGTTTGTATTGATTTACTTATAATACTTTGTACTTGATAACAACCTGAACCTCTTTTAACAATACGTTCAAGTTCTTGCTGAATTGATTCTTCTGTAATTTCGATTGTTAGTTTCATTGAGTCTTTTCCTTATCTATGATCTCCAGAACCACCTAACTTGTTGCGTTCTTTACGATCAGCAAGTTTGTTAATATTCATTATTGCTATATCTTCAAGTGCTATTTCAAGATCATAGGCTGCACAAGATAGATACCACAAAACATCTCCAAGCTCTTTAGATATTTCAAGTACATCAGTTGGTGAAATAAGTCCATCTTTGTCACGATAAATCTTCTTGAGCTTACCTGCTACTTCACCAGCTTCATTAGCAAGCCCAAGAATGTGACAATCAAGAGCTTTGTCTGGTGGATAAATGTCAGTTGAATTTGCTAAGGCTTGATATTCATTAAAGGTCATAATAATCCCAATTTATAAAGAATAAAATAGACAAGTAAAGCACCATGAACACAAAGTTGAATAGTAAATTGAAGTATTAAGTATTCTCTCATAAGATTCATCACTTACTCCTCTATACCGGGCAAAGTTAATGCCTTACCCTTATACATATAATCAAGAACCTCATTCAGCTTTCCACCATTAATTATGCTTTTCAGCGAAAGGAATATTTGCCTGAACAGTTTTGTTTGCTGTCCATGATGGAAGTGTTCCTGGACTTGTTCGTACAAGTCTTTATCTATTCGTGCAGTTACTTTACATTCTTCTTTGAGCATTTTGTTCCCCATAAAAGGTTAAAAAGAATTAAACTTCTATATAGTTATCTTCAAAAAACTTCTTTGCAACATACCATTTATCATTTGGATTATTCGGATTAATTGCAATCATTCCTCCTTCCTCTGGATTATCTTCAGGACTAATTGAAATACCTGCTAAATCTTCTCCAGGTATATATGGCCGCATAGGCTGAACATTCTTTTTTCTATAATTTTTAAATTGCTTCTGATTTTCCATTTTAATTTTGCTCCTTTTGCAGTAATGTAAAAAGTTGTTCCTCAGTTATCTGAGGGATATTGTAACGAGTTGCCTTTTCTATCTTAGTTCTGCCTGGATCGTCTCCGACAACTAAATAATTTGTTTCTCTAGTTACTCCAGATGAAAATTCAAATCCGTATCCGTTCAAAATTTCAATCATAGTTTCTCGTGACTGGCTTAATGATCCGGTAATGCAATAAATTGCTTTCGCCTCACTTGGTAATGGGGCGAATGAAAAGTTTTTCATTTCCTTAATTGCTTCAGTATAAATAGTAGCTGCTTCAACAAAGCTGCGTTTGGCATTATCAGTTATGTGAATATTAATCTGACCAGTTTTCAAATATTGACAAAGCCGCAAAGAGGACTTATATGCAAGTCCGGGCAATCCCAATCCTGCTACAAAGTGTGCCATTGTGCATTGATTGTTCATTGAAAACACTTGTTCAGCGATGTTGCTATAAATTGTTACACCGATTGTATTTATTATGTCTGGTACAAGATCATAGCTAAGTGGATCAAGTAAGGCCCAAGGCTTGGTACTAAGAACTGAATAACATTTTTCATTCGATAGTAACTTTTCTATAATGCCTTCACCAACTCCGTCGATTTTTATTCCTTTCTGAGAGTAGAAGTAAGCAATGGAGACAATTGATTTTGCTATACATTTTTCACCATTACAGACAAGATGTACACCATCCCAAGATAATACATTATTACATTTTGGGCAAACAGTTGGAAGTTGTAAATGTGCATCATGTTCAGATGGCTCTTTAACAGTAATTATTTTAGGAATTATCTCTCCAGCTTTTCCTACAGTTATAATTGAATTAAATGTAATTCCTTTATTTATTATCCAAGCTGCATTATTGCCTGTTACGCGGTTATTGGTAGTGCCACAAAGTTCAATTGGTTCATAGACAACTGTTGGAATTGCCCGACCTAGGCGACTAATGTTCCATTCTATATTAACAACTTTTGTTTCTTTAACTTGGATTGGAGGTTTCCAAGCTATCGACCAGTTATTGGTTTGGCCATTATTACCGGCGACTAGCCGAACTTTTTCATCTGCCACCTTGATCATCAAGCCATCCATCGGATAGATTTTTGACCATTTGTTATATGTCTCAAGCAGAAAATCTCCCATAGCTTCTAAGCTACCGGAGTAGGTATATTCTTCAAATAGGTTACCATGATTATGGGGAATCGCTGTCATCAGGGCAGAAGGCTTGTCATACTTGCGTTCTAACCAGCCTGCAACTACATTACGAGGATTGGCTCCATAATCTGGATTCCACTCGTTCAGTGGGATGAGAATCTCAACTGGCTGAAAATGCCTAAGCTGAAATGGAAACGTAATGTATGGCATTAAATGAGTTATGTCTCGTCCACATCTGCCGTCACCTTCGAGAGTTATGTTAATTCCAGTATCTGTGAGGGTTATAACTGCTGCACATCCATCGTATTTGGGTTCAATTCGAAGTTTGTAACTGCCAAACCTTGTGAGGAATGGCTTGAGGTCGAGCATGTTGAATGCTTTGTTAGTTCCATAGATTGGATGTTTGTGCCAGGTTTTGCCTGTCAGAGCTGTTCTGCCTTGTGCGGTATGGTAGAGGATATTATTATGTGGGTCTATTGCATGAAGTTGTTGCCACAACAGATCATATTCAGAGTCTGTCATGAATGGTATGCCAGATGCATAAGCCATGTTTGCTTGGGAGATTTCTTTTATGAGCTGATCTTTATTCATCATAATCACCAAAAGTTATTACATTTAAATACATTGGAACAAACTTTCCGATATTATTAGAAACCTCTAAGAGAGATTTGCAATAAGAACAAGTAATTTTTTCACCATATAGATCAACAGCTATTCTTGATGGAACTTCAGAACGATCATACTCTTTCATTTTACATTCATCAGCTTTAGATTGAACATGAATTGATGATCCACAAGCTGGGCAATAAAAATTAACTGTATCAAATGATCCCATTGATAGCTCCTCTATTATAGTCCAACTAAAGATCTAGCACAACGATCTGAACAAACAGGATACCTTGACATAAATATAGCATCTTCTTCTTTAACTTCAGTACCACATTCAGCACAAATACATATTCCATCAAATTCTATATATTCTCCACTCCCTTTTGAGGGAAATTGATCTTTCGTTGGATCTATTATATTTCCAGTCTTATCTTCACACCACCAATGTTCTTGCTCACCCCATATTGGACAATAGTAATGCCCTCTAACTAATCTAAGACTTGGATCTTTTTTAATTAAAACTTCTGAAAATTCTTTACATTTACCACGATATTTTTCATAATCAGATTGCTCACTCATTACAAATCTCCTTTAAAGTATTTTACTTTTAGGAATTATTTTATAATTATTTCTTTATCATTAATTAATATTAATCTTGATTTTCCAGTTTCTGTTTTAGATGTTCTAATTTTTAATACAGGCGCAACAATTGTCTGCTTACCAGTAATTCTTTTTTGTATAAGAATATCAGCATCGTCTGGAAAATCTTTTATAACTTCTTTTAATTCTTTAATTAACATAATGATTCTCCTTTGTAAGATATTTATCTTTGCTAAACATTAATATTTTAGCAGATTAATTCTTAGTAAAGATAAATAAAAATAAAAAGTTGTCGTTCAAATACTTGCGAAACTAATTAAAAAGTTACGTTCATATTTGAACGACAAGTTATTATTTATTCCGATATCTTGTAGGCGTCACATCAACGCCTCGTTCAGAATGACACTGTTCCAGCAATGTCAGACCTAGCTAACTGAAAGTGGTAACTAGACTCTAATATCGAATTAAACTTGGTCATAAAGCTCCGTTATTAAACAACTCTTGCAATTTCATTCCGTGGCTGGCCAACCTTGATCGGATTACCATCATCGTCTGTACTCATGCCATCATTAAAACTGAGTTCAGCCGTAAAATTGAGGCCGACCAAATCAGATTCGTCAGTTTCCTGGTCGGGATCAAGCCCAAGTGCCCGAAGGAAATCTTTAACCATCCTCCACATGAGGTTATTCTTTTCCTCATCATCGCCCTGATAATCTTTGTAATTACCATACCAGAGAGTGTGAAAAATAGTTGATGCATTATCTTCTCCGTCGACATTAATAATGAGTTGACAACCATACCTGCCTGTACGTTGAGACTTGGTTTCTTTAACCTTAGAGATGGTCAAGTCATATTCGCCAGCTTCAACGGGAGCTTTGTCAGGAATTTCGGACAGATTAGGAATCATAGACATAGTTAATACTCCTTTAGATTGTTTGTTGCGTGACCAAAGAACTATTCTTCGATCAAAGATTGGTTGCTTTTAGTTAATTGTTAGTTTTGTTTTGAGTGTCTTGTTTTCTCCTTTTTATTTATTTTCATCTTTTGGGTTAACGTAGTCATCCTCATTAGGCTTTTTACCTGTAACCGTTACTACAAAGTCAAGCTCTCCTTCTGAGCTTACTGAAATAGAATTAAAAATATCATCTATAAATTGCTCATTCTCTTTATCAGGAATGTCAAAACAAATTACATCGTTATAACTTTTTGGTTTGAATCCAATTTTCATAATTAAAACTCCTTTAATTAATCTAAATTAGTTACGCTGAGATGGATTGTGGAATAACTGTTTTTCCTGCCAAATATGCGTTTGCTAATTGATCCATTGATATTCCTTCAACCTTTGGCATATCAAATACACGAGATTTTGCTTCAAATGCAAGTTTTTCAGTAAAGAAGATTTGCCGTTTCGTTCCTTGTGTTGTCAGCAAGTATGCTTCATCAAAATCAGCAGCAAGTAATTGCCTGAACTGACCATTAACTGCAGGATACCTTGCTACTACTTCTTGATCAGAATTCATAAGAGTATGAAGATGAACTGTTACTGCAACTGCACAAGGAAGTTCCTGGAGTGAACTTACCAAAGTGCTCATCCAATTAAGCAGTTGGCCCCAATGCGCAGGCGCCATGCCCATCTTCATGTCGATCTTTTTACCGATGCCGCTTGGAGTAATACCAGATTTTTTTTCAATTTCATGAATTGCTTTCTTGTTTGCATTCGTCAGAGAGTCCAGCACTAACATGCCTGACTGTTCCTTCAACCATTGGAACAAACCATTTTTTTCATCCTCCTGGAATGTTCGCCAAAAATCAGAGAAGAGTAAAGAGTTGGCTGAAAAGTTATCAATAGTAATGTCATTCCTGCTGCCCATGATTTTTTCAACTGTTTTTTCACCTCCCTTATCAAAAAGATAATAATGAAGTGGGCCTTTAGTATATGTTGCTGTAAAATGAGTTTTACCAGAGCCTGAGTTTCCAGTCAGCAAGAATTTGAGATCAAAATATCGTTTCTTCTCAACTAGCTTTGTTTTATTGAAATTTGGTACTGAAGCTGCTTGTGGGTTCATTTAAAACTCCTTTAAATGATTGTTAGTAATGAATAGGCTGGCAGGATTCGAACCTGCATGATAGGTCTGGTTCGTACACTCTAGCTGATCAGTTCTAAAGTTGCTGCAACCTTTAGTTACCATTTATGGCACCTCCATATCTATTTGCAGCACTTCAAGAGGCGTCTACCAATTCCGCCACAGCCTAATTGATTAATCTTTATTCCAACTACCCGCTTTAAGTTGAATTGGATGTGAATTTTCGTGATAAGGTTCCAGACAAGTTGCATCCATATCAGATAATCTATCTGGATTATCTTTAAAATGCCCCCGCAAAGATTTTGCAAAGCCAGCATGAATTAAACATGATTCTCTTTGCCATCCAGCAGTCCATCTTACAGCTTCAGTAGTGTACCACTTACCTGAAGGTTTCCAGAAATCAACTCTTACCATTGCAGGATCATTTGAATAATGGCTCATGATTATACCTCACTCAACCTTTGTTTCGTCTTAGCTTCATGAAGTTCGGGGTCCCATTCAGAATGAATAAATCCTTGCGGTGCTTTTTCCATCCAATGTAACGGATTATTTCGAAGCCGGCAAAGATCATAATAAGGACAAACTGAGCTGAATGTTGTGCAAGCATAGCCTGGATTCCTATGGAACGATTGCAATACATCCGAGCGTTCCCGGCAGTTAATCTTATCTTCTTCAAGAAGGTTTAAGTTTTGCTGAATCTCATTTGCATAATGACAAAGGTCAGACAGGAAGTGTTCGATTGCAGCGGAGCGTTTGTTGATTGTGATTGGTACGAAGTCAATCTTGCTTTTCTGACAAAGAGCAACTCGATAAGTAATTGTGGGGATTTTATCATAAAAAATTCTGCCAGCGGTTAGATAACCGTCTGACTGGAATGACATTTCAAATGTTTGTGGTGTTGTAGAGTAGATAGCTTTAGCGGTTTTGTGGTCGAGAATATCGATACCATTCTCACCAGAGGAAAAGATAAGGTCGATGCGGCCGATATAATTTGGCAGCTTTAAGCCATTTACAGATAGGTCGATAGAAAATGGTGCTTCAACAGCCAGGATTGAGCGATTTTTTACATCACTTACAAGAAAGCGATCCCAATAACCCTTATACATATTGGCTGCATGTCCAGGGGACTTAGGGAAAATTGCATCTTCATTCTTCCAAAATGGTTCGCCATCGAGCTTCCAGAGTTTATGGAAGGCTTTGATGGAAGTTTCAGTTGCATCAAGAACAGATGGTGAAGAATCCTTAATTAAGATGTTATACGTGGTTTCAAGGCCGTAATGCCAGCAGCTTCCGAATACAAGATGAATGGATTGTCCGGCAGGTTTGAGGTGCATTACATATTGAAACAGAAACCTGCGTGGACACGTAAGATAGGTAGATAATGCAGAATAGTCTATTTTTTCGTAAAAATTCATTTGAGAAATCCTCTCGTTGAACTTTACTAAGAAGCCGATTCCAACATCGTCATGCTGGCGATACCTGTCAATTCAGGTCGAATGGTGCGCATGGACTTGCTATCCAATGCGTTTCCGGCAGTAAGAGTTAAAAGCTTTAATATCTTGGTGAGGCAGGATTCGAACCTGCATCCCTGGGAAACAACCTGGTCTAACCATCGGTCGGGTTCTCATGTCATAGCGTCTACCAATTCCGCCACTCACCAAATAATTAATTACCGATTGTTGAACTGGGCCAGAACTGCATCACGAATTTCCGGAGGCAGATTGCCAAGTGCTTCCAGAGCTTTCTCCTCGGGAGTTTTAGTAATGCGCAGGGTCGGCTTCCAGTCGCTGAAATCTTCAGCAGTGATGGCTTCGTCGGTATTGCTGAACTCGTTATTGTCATCTTTTTCTTCCAGCTTACGACGAATAACTGCGCGGAAAGAAACCTTCAGCTGGTTCTTTACCATGTTGACTGTAAGATCCTCACCGAGAGCCTGTACCATTTCCTCGATAGTTCCGAGGTTCAGGACTGCCGGTTCAGTTACGGTAATTTCCCTGCTGGCCTGGTTGCTAACTACTTTGATCATGCTCATTTTGATTCTCCTAATTAGGGGTTTGTAGAATGGGCGACATGCCCAGATTGGTGAATAAAGATTTTTAGCTATTTGCAAGTTGATCAAGAATCTTCTTGCGATCAAGACAAAAAAATCTCCATTCGGATGAAACACTATTTGATTCTCCATCTAAAAATTTAGCAAAGTTTATACTTTTTAAAAATTTTGCTGCTGGACTCTCAATAGTATGCTGAGTATAATTAAATATATTTTCTGCATATAATCTAGCTTTTGCAGCATTAATAAAAAACTTAAAGTTTCCTATATGAATTAATTTTCCTTTAAAAGTAATATAGACTTTCCAACGTTTTACATGCCCAAGCCATCTTATACCAATAATTCCAGATTTATTTGTCTTTCCATTACCTTTATTTTTAGCATTTTCCGAAGCAAAAACTTCACGTAAATTTTCTATTCTATTATCATTTCTAATTCTATTAATATGATCAATCTGCCCTTTTGGCATATAGCCATAATACATAAAATAAACTATACGATGAACTCCATAAAGTCTTCCATTTAAAAAAACGTTTAAATATCCAGCATAATTTATCTTTCCAATTAAAGAATCATTTTCTTTATCTATCAAGATTCCTGAATCTGGAAAGTATTTAAATCTTTTATGGAGATCATCGTATGTTAATTCTTTAATCATTATATTGATGGAGACCCTTTAGGGCTTTAAGGAATTTTTAAACACCGTCAAATGTCTCCACACAATAACCGAAAACCGTCCCCCTGTCAACAAAAAAATTCACCTTTTTTAGCCTTTTTACTATTTCATAAAATCCTTAAATACTTACGCAATCTATAGATAAAGCCAAGTTATTTATCCAAACTGGTAAGAATGTTTCTATTAGAAAACGGTTGCAAAGCTGCTTGATTAATCGGAGGTGTGGGATACAATTTATCAATGAGAAGGACAAATAATCCTACACCTATAAAAGAGGCTAAGAAGAACAAAGTATTTTTTAAAGTCCTCATTTTACCCTCCAAATATGTAGTCTGGCTATTCGCATTATTTTTCTATCCTGATCATAAGAGCTTTTACTTTTTCGCATAAAAAAAGACTGAATGTTACACAAGCGAGTAAGAAGAGCATGAAGTATTCGAGTAATCTTTTGCACATTATTTCTCCTTATTAACTTTTTGTACGACTTTATCAAGTGCTTTCGTTTCATTAGTGACATCAATCAACATGTAGGTTTTGCCTCCTTGGGTTACTTTACAAATTCCTAAGGCGTCAACAGTTACGACAGGCACAAGGTTTGTTTTATTTTCAAGTTCAGCTATTATCTTATCACGTTCTATTAAGTCACTCTTAACAGTATAAAACATTCCACCAGTTCCAAGAGTTATACCAACAATAAAGGCTATTGTTTTGTCAAAGTTCATGTCTATGCTCCTCTATTGTCCAAATGGACAAGTATCAGAGGAAGCAAATCCTCCTATATATTCAAGAGATCTATCTACAATACCATTTATTATACCTTTTCTAAGTATTGTAAACATTTTTCTTGTTTTTGTTATTTCACCTTTTCCAGGCCAGAAATTTGGAGCATTTTTCATCACTAAACATCGAAGATATTGTGAAGAATCATCCGCATTTACTATTGTTACTCCAATATCTTTTACACAAGAAACAACCATAGCATTATATTCCTTACCACTTGGACTAATGTATTTAATTCTCTTTCCTTCAAACATTTTAATCCCTCCCTTTAATTTATTTATTAATAATTAATATTCTTTTCTCAACATCTGTAACAAAGTAAATCAATTCGTTTGGCCTTTTATTAATGGCATGTTTATGATTCCAGGCATAAAAAGTTTCGCCACGAGAAGTCTGGTAAAGGTTCATTCCAAGGAGTTCTGGCAAGAATTTGCGCTTGATCACAGATTGACCTCCTTAGCTGGGACTTTATAGCATTTTCCATAATTTTCTATTTTTAATTTTATATTTTTCTCATAGAATTCATGAATAGCAGTTCCCTTCTCTAATGAACTAGCATTCTTGCCAAGAAGATCTAGAATAGCTGCTATGCAAACTTCAGCTGATACGCCTTCTTTATAGAGAGTGATTATTTTCTTAAGTTGTCGTTTGTTCATAGGTTAGAATCTCCATCTGGAAGTTTAGGAATATTCATCCAATAAGTAGCATTTATACAACTTAAATGCCCTCCTAATACTAATCTTGGCTGTCCCATATCATTATCATAAGCTAAAATCATTTTCATCGGATCTTTTGGCTGCCCTTTATTAATATCTATCCATAAAGAAACAGTTTTCTTTTCTACTGGAATTTCTGTATGACATTTTGGACAATATCTAAATTTAAAGGATTTATTATTTCCCAGAGTAATTCTATTATAAACTGGTCCACGAAGAAATTCATGTTGACATGCTTGACATTTATGCATTTTCTTCTCGTTCACTCATTTGATCTACTTGCCATTGTTCGTAGGCAACCTTTCGGGCCTTGTCAAAAGTATGAGGCCAGCAGGCTTCACATTTGCTCACATCGAGTTGATGAAGTGCCCTGGATGCAGCTACATATAATATGTTGGTTTCTTCAGTAGTGGGGTTGCCATTATCACTGGGAACCTTAAAATCATTTGCCAGCCTCACTCTAGGCCATTCCAAACCTTTTGCTTTATGGGCTGTAGTTATGGTTACATCGGCTTCGTTTGGATCTTCTACAGTGGATTCAAGAATAGATAGTAAGCGTTCTCTACCATAGAGTTCGATCAATTTGAGGATAGGCTTAATGTCTCCGCCCATAGGAGAATCTGCATATTCTTTTAAATCTACGAAGTTCTTAAATAGGAAGAGGTCTGGATGCTTTGAATATCCCTGGAGCTTGAGCTGGATTATAGAGTTGATAAGGTAAGTAAGTTGTTGCGTTCCACCGAGGATGTGGACAGAAAGATTCTTGCCAAGAGCCTCGATTGTTTCTGCAATAATGCCTTTGTTTGTTCGGCATAGGATGGCATCTACACTTGGTAAGTGTTCATAATGAATAGAGGATGTAACGTCGTCATTGCCATGGAATGGTACATAATCAAACTGATATGGATAGTAACCGGTGATTATGTTGTTTGCCATACTGGCTATATTCTCTCCAAAACGGAAACTTCTAGTAATGTATAGCTTTGCCAGATTGTCATCCTGCAAGGCATTGACTGCCCCACGCCAACTGTAGATTTGCTGGAAACAGTCGCCAACAAAAATCTTTTGACAATTTTGATTCTTGACTACCTGTGCAATTACTGGATTGCTATCCTGGTATTCGTCAAAGAAGATAAAGTCTTTGTTAATGATTGGATTTGTGAGTGCCCAGATTTTTAAATAAACATCATGGGTAATTGGCATAGGCTTGTTTGTGTCTGTCATTTCGTTAAACACCAAATTGGCATAATGTACAAGATCTTCACGCATAATGTCCAAGTCACTGTCTTGCAAGATTGTAAGTCTTGGCAAATGCTTGTACTGAATAACTTCGTCACTAGAGTAGCAGTATTTGCGGATCGTATTGAGGATGAGATATCCTTTATTGGCTGGACTATTGTATAATTGCCATTCTCCAATGTCGAAAGTATCCGCTAGTTGTTTGCCTGTCAATTTGCTGAGCTTCTTCTTGTATTTGTAGCCAACTGCTCCGTAAGCTAAGGCATGACCGGTTTTACACATTATGTTGCTGGAAAACTTGGTTGCTGCTTCCTGGGCTAGGAGTTTGTTGAATGAGATTGACAAGCCATATCCTGACATTTTGCGAGCCATTGCAAGCAACAAGAAGGTTTTACCAGAACCTGGTGGAGCTTGGATTGCATAATTGTTGCCATCAAGAATTGTGTTTACGTGCGCTTCTTGTTCGGTGGTAAGAGTTTTACCTTTGTATTTCATTACCATGGATTACCTCATTTTATTTTACAAATTCAATACTATCAGACATAAAATCTCCTGCTATATCTTTAATCTCTGTTGCAGTCAATAATCCTTTGTTTGCAAGTATATTTATTAATTTTCCAATTGCTTCACAAGCATTATCAGCAGTCTTTCTAGTAGCTTCCAATGCGCCTCTATCATAATCATTTCCATCTAAGCAGTTAATTATATAATCTTTTACTTCTGTGTCTTTATGCCCTTCATAAGTTTCTCTTCGTATTTTCATAATTAAGATCCTTTAATAATCATAATAATCTGGTTCATCCAGCTCAGCATCTGGTACATCTGCCTCGCAGCAATCAGTTACAGGCGATCCATAATCAGATGGATAGTGAATACCAGCTTGGCCATGAGTGCAATGAGTGCCAGAATAGCTAAATGAACTGTCTAAGGCAATTATGCAACATGGCTGATTGCAGGCTGGACATAGAAAGTTAATTGGGGTTTTGTAGGAAGGAAGGTTTTTCATAGTAGGTTCCTAATGAATTGAGCTTATTTATTTATTTTCTTCTATAATTTCAATTATAAATTCTTTAAGAATATCTTCAAATGTAGGTGCTTTAGAAGGATTATCTAACTCTTTAGATCTTTCAGCCTCTGAAAATATTATTCCATTTTCAAGCATACATTTTTTACACCATAGTTTTTCAGTTTCTTTTACCATATTTGGAGATGAGCTATAAGTACCATGATGTCCTACAGCTATACCTATTTTCCAAAATTGAATATTTGGATTTGTATAATCATCAGCTTTGCATCTATCACAAGTAGTAATTGTTAGAGTTGCCATAATAAACTCCTTTAATAGTTACTCCAAATCGGTTAAGTTAAGTCCTCTGGTTACTTTTGTCTGGCTGAATTTCTGGCTTACAAAGTCTGTGGATTCTTGACTGGGTGGAGATTTTGGATCTTGGCAGAGATAAATAATTCCGTAGTAGAAGGTAAGTTTGATGATCTGACTAGTTGTTGTTAAGTCAGCTGGTTCGATGCCTTTAGCAAGTAGGCCATCTCTAGCTTTGGCAAGGTCATCAATGGTCATGCGGGTTGAAACTACACGGGCTTTACTCATGGTTAACTCCTATTTTAGATCTAACTGATGGAGTGAAGTTTTCCTCATCCGCTAGGGAGGCCAAGTTGATTTCTCTCTTTCTGGGATTGATGATAAAGACTTGGATTTCTTGCATGATGTCTTGGTCAACTTCATCTGACTGGCCGAGGGTCATTTTTGCCAGGTAATCAGTATAGATGATCTTAACTAGCTGCGATAGGCTATTAAGTTGGAAGTTCGGTTCCAGGCTACGAACAATCTGTAGGCCGCGAGCAAGCTGATAGGTAGTGAGACGGAATGTTATGATTGGACTTGACATAATTAGTTACCAATAGTTTGAGTTATTTTATAATGGTTTCCAAATTTCATCTAATCTTTCTTTATGTTTCTGTAAATAACTAATAAATCTGGCTACTTCATCTTCAGTAATGGTTTTAACAAAGTGGGGACAAAATAATCCTTTACGCTGATGCATTATGAATATCTCAGCATAATATTCACCAGTTACATTATCTGTTTCTTCAGCCCTCTTTTCTTTTATATCCCATCTAAAAACTAAATTCATATCAATATCTGCATCTTCCATTTCATCTAAGAAGGCAGTCATTGTATCCCAATTTTGACTAGCTTCTCTTGAGCAATAATTATTATCTGAGCAATAGTATGGATGATCAACAACTAAGTCTTTGATTGTCATTTTAGTTACCAATAGTTTGAGTTGCTTTAAAGGTTTGAATGATAGCCTGTTGTTGTTCTTTACTTAGAGTGGAAAGAATCTGCTGACAAAGAAGCTCAATGTTGACTGGCTCACTAGTTTTTGGCACCCTAATTTTGGTTGATTCTTTCATTTTGATTGCATGTTTATTCATGTTGAGATTGTAATCGATAGCTTGATAAATGCTGGCAATATCTTTCCAGGCTTCGTATGCTTTATGGTAAGCTGTCTGAGTAATTTCTTTCTCTTTGTTCAGTGGGATGAGTTCAGATTTTGTTGACTCTAACCTGGTGGAAAGTTCTTTCTGGTAGCAAGTCTTGCAAAGCTGCTCAGACAAACCAATTTTGCTAATGTTATGAATTTCTTTTTCCGTTAAATTGAAGCCGATTGCTTCATTGATGGTGTTGCAAACTGGACAGAGTTTTTTCATGGCTAAGATCTCCGTAATATTTTGAAGATTTCATTACTGTGAGATTCCTTAGTAAGTGTTTGCTTTTGGACTTTCAAGGTGTTGCCAGCTTTGAGCCAGTTAATAAGTTCAAAGTATGTCACATTGGCAAGATATTTCCATCCCATATGGGTTCCAAATCTGTTATAGAAACGAATTGTTTTGCCCTTCATAATGGCTGTGGCCTCCTTAAGTGCGAAGTTTTTGTAATGGGCGTTCACAAGTGAACAGCTAAACTAATTGTTTGGCAATATAGTTTACTTTTACTGAATGGTTGACTGAACTTGCAAAGCATCAACAATTGGTTGAAATACTTCCTTTACTTCGTGGATGCCAAAGAAGACTAACAAGGAAACTGTGACTATTGCTCCAAATGTCCAAAGAATCCCAAGGCAAATAGCTTCTATATGCATGGCTTCAAAAGGTGTGAAATGATCTTTATTGCTGCGTGGTTTAGTTTTCATGGCTGGCTCCATTGTTGAGATTATTAAATTGATTAACTCATAACCAGGTCAAAACATTAAGATTGAAAGGGCTTTGACCTGGTGATTAGGCAATCAATTTAGTTATGCACTGGCAGTCCTGCATCAAGCCTTTTTCTTCGCGGTACATGCTGGGCTGGCTTTCCAATTGAAATTCTGTGGCACTTGTAGCAGAGAAGAGATTTGCTATTTTTCTTACTACATAGGTTCATTTTGATTGGTTTGCCACATTTGCAGGAATAAATGGACTGAATTTCGTAGCTTTGCTTATTCATTAGTTGTTCTCCTTAGATAGGAATATTAATCTAAAAACTGTACAATTTAGCTCCAGGTTCGATGTACTTCGGCTACATGCTCGAGGCCATCATATTCTTCAATATACCAATCAACATCATCGGGAACTTCAACTACTTTGAGGTTTGCATGATCTCCATTTGATTCTTCTTTAAGTTCTTCTACTGCCTGGACAAGCTCTAAAGAATCTCTTTCAATATCATATTCGGAAAAGTACGATTCATCGTCAAAATCTGGTGAGCTATAAAAAGAATCTTCGCTTTTACGGTATAAGGTAATTTCCTTCAATTCTGCAATTTTTAAAATGGCTTTATCTGACAATCCAAAACCGCCGTAACAAGTGTTTATTACAATCTTCATGATTTGTTCTCCTTATGGCTGGTGGTTACAGGCGGGCGACTTCGTTGCTTGGGTTGGCTAGACAATTCTGAAAAAGTTTGCAATCTTGCCGTCATTGCTAAATGTGTAACCTGTCGCTGTTTTGTGCTTGACTTCAATCCAAATGACATCACTTGGTGTGATGGCTCCGATCTTGATCATTTCTGAAATCTGGAATAAGTAGCTCAGATTACAGGTTGCAATGATCTGGGATATCTTCCAGATTGCTTGGTCAAGTGGCTGGGTTTCAGGCATCCAGATTGTGCATTGTTCCTGCAGGTGGAAGAGTTCACTTGGAATAAGGGCATAATAGAATGTTGTGTTCATAAGTTACTCTCGATCATCTAATCTAACAGGTGCAGTAGCAATTACAGCATAGATTGTATTATAAAAATCCGTGTTCCATACTTCTACATAATATTGTGTATTTTCAGGCTGTGTTTGATGCCAGATCTTTTTAAATTCTGTGTTTAATGGTATAATTAAGAGAGTGTCAGTATTGGAAAGGTAGAAACCTGGGCCTTTAAACTTAATCTTAAATTCCTGTTCAATTCTTTCCTTATTTCCTATCATGTTCCATGCACAGCCAGTTTCCATGATGTTCTCCTATTTTGATGTGATTAATAATCTTCTCTGGCTATTACCCAGACGTTATGATTTGGCATCCGCTTTAGATAGTCAATTTTGTCTTGCTCTGCCTGTTCTTTGGTTTTATATCCTGCAACGATTGTTCCTCTGCTGGTGGTATTTTCCAGTCGGCGAATTACAAGATAATAGTTTGCCTGCATGAGTCGCATGATAGCTCCAGGTGATGGTTGGCTGTCTGGTGAAAAAGTATAGGTATATTATAGGTATAGTGTACCGTATACAAGAGGGTTTGTCAACAGAAAAACACGTAGGCGGTTTACGGTTGTGCCGTGTGCTACGTTGTGGTAGTTGGTCGGTGGCGTGTATATAGTATGGCGGTTGGGCGGAATAGCGGCTAGAATGGCGTAGGATCGCTGTGGCTGGCCGGAACGGGGCAACGGGTATGGTTGCATGGACGGTTGGAAACGTGGCGTGTAGCGTGTGGTGGCCGTTGTAACGGGCATAACGGAAAAAACCGTGTAATTCCACCACGTTATGCCCGTTCATTCGTTGTGCTTATTCCTCGCTATCAATCCAATCTTTCGGAGGACTGAAGTCAGTTATTGTTGATATTTCTGATTCGGTGATGTTTGGATCATGGAAGTCTGATGGCTTGGGAAGTGGTTTTCTTGTGTTTAAAGATAACTCTATTTGTGCCTCAATATCTTTATCTTTTGCTTCTTGTGCTTCTTTTAATGCATGTTCACGTCTGAGCTGTTCAAAGAGTCTGGCATCTTCGATATCTCTTTGTATCTGCTGGGCTGACTTCTTTGCCTGTTCTTTTATCTGAAATTCTTGTTGTGCCTGGAATGGTTGAGATTGCGCCTTTGCTTGGGCCATAATCTGCCGAATGGTTGTGTATGGGTCGATTCGATCAATTGGTAATGCAATGATTGTCTCAATGGCTTTTATGTCTGCTTGAGCACACTCTAACGATGTGTGTATGGAATGCTTTGATATCCAGTCGATGATTATTAGCTTGGCTGCCTGGGATAATGATGGTATTGGTTGATCTGGTTCCAAGGTTACTAGGATTCTTAATGCTTTGGCGAGTTGGTAATGGTTTAGGCGAAAGGACATGTGAGGGCTTGACATATTGTGACTCCTTATGAATGGTTGTTTAGCAAGCATAGGTGGCTTGCAAGGGTGTCCGGTTGGTGACAGTATAGCATGGTTTGGTGCCGGTTGTCAATGGTTTGGTGACGGCTGGTGACGGTTTTTGGTGTCCAGCTGGTGCCTTGTGGTGACAGGTGGTGTCCGGTTGGTGACAGGTTGCTTGGGTAAGTGGTTGATATTGTTGGAGAATTTTAGGGCTGTGTACGGTTGGCGTCAAAAGTGTCCGTGCGTACACCTCCCCACCCTCTCTGGACCTGGTATTTAAGTATTTAATAAAAAAATTAAATACTAAAACAGACTACCCTTTCAACACTCACGACACAGGGGGGAGGTGTACGGTTGGACACTATTGGCCACTTTTGGACACACAGGATTGTAACTCTTTGAAATGATTACCTTTTTTTAGCTTACCTGTAACCATCTGGTGCCAGTTGATGTTAATGCGGTGCCAGATGGTGCCAATTATACGTGTCCAGCCGGTGCCTACTGATGCCAGGTGGTTATGTTTAGTGTCCGTTTGGTGCCAATTATGTGTGCCCAAGTGTCCACCTTTGGTTACGTTTGGTTACGTTTGGCACCACATGGTTACGGTTGGTCGTGTTATTCCTGTTCAGTATCGAACGCCCATACAACCATCATCTAATCACTATCCATGCAATTCAGGTTGTCAGGCATTATTCAGGTTGTCAGGCATTAGCAATAAGAAAAGCCCGAAATAGTCACAAGGACTAAATCGGGCAAAGGTTAAAGCAAGATTGTTAGTCAATATATTACTTTGTCAATTCTAACCACATCCCAAGTCTAATCACTTTGTTCCATTCAGGTGGGAAAAGCCCAAGAAATTTTATAACTTGTATTACATTTCTTTCATCCTGACCAAGTATGCAACGAACGATTTTCATATCGTCCTTTGTTGTTGCCATTTTAATATCTTTGGCCATATTTATCCCTTTGATAATATCTTTTTTCAATCTGGAGATTTTCATAATATCCTCATAGTATGCCGGACATACTCAAAGCGAATATATCCGGCAAGGTTAATATGGTTAGTTAGCCGACATACCTGCAATAATCGCAGCCAGTTGTTCCGGCGTCAATTTGGACATTGCCTCAATCGCTTTTTGCTCGTCACTCTTTGCGCTTGCCGGACGTTCGGCGGCTTCCCATTTCATACCGTCTACATTGCTTTGACCAAGTTCAGGCGACCATTCCGCACCTTTCTTCGTTGCTTTAAAGGTTGCACGTGCATCTATCAACTTTGCCTGAATACCTTTTTGCAAACAGGCATGCAGACATCCAGCTTCAGTTGCCCAGGCAACCAATTTCTGTTCATCTGCAAACTGTTCACTGGTCGGGAAGATGCTCCGTGGCAAAGTGTGCTGTACCATCGTTCCAACCGCCGGGACTGAAGTCTCTGTCTTAAGGGTATCCAATGTAACGAAGATTGATTGTGCCATGATAAAACTCCTTTATAATGGGTTTAACTACTTGTGGCTAGAACCATTTCCAGCCTGTCAATTACTGTATATCACTTGTGGAAAGCTTTGTCAAGAATTATTTTCCACCTTGATTCATTTTCCACTTGTCCTGCCTTTCCCAATTACAATACTTCCCCATGTCCAGGTTGTCAAGAGTTATTCTATTCACCATTTATATAGTGCTTGTCATTCTGCCAGGACCATCATATTAAAATATTTCCACATTGAAATATTCCACAGTTTGCCAGGAATCCCTGCTCATGACCTGTACCTGTTAATCGTGTGTCCGCGTAGCGGAGGGAACAATCTTTCTTGTGTGTGACCTGCCCGCATGTAGATGCCTCGATCCCTCTGTAGTGGATTAGGGTTTCTATATAGAGTTGCGGAAACAAGCAATTTTACATTGCCGTCAATCGACACCTATCCATCCAGTGTTCACAAATGAACCTAAAGTCGGGAACAATTCTAATCATTCAGCTATTCAACTTGTCACTATTAGCAGAACTGTGAACAGTAACAAACAGGCAGCCCTTATAATATTATAGTAGGCTCAATATGATTGCCGTCATTATGGAAAAAGCAGGAAAATTAAGTCCTTATGCATTTTTATATTGACCTTTCTACCATAATATGTCAACATAAAATAGGACAATTCCAAAAGGTTCACAACATCCATTTAACCTATCTTACCTGTAAAGCTGCCAGCCATGTTGAAAGAGCTAAAATCTCAGCACCGCAACATTATCCAGATGGCGTTCAACGGGTACAAAAACCAAGAGATTGCTGAGCGTCTTGGTATGGCACAATCATCCGTATCTACAATCCTTCGCTCACCTCTTGGGCAAGCCTACTTGAATGGCCTTCAAGACAGGGCACACGAAGCAACTTTAGATGTCAGAAAGAAGTTGGTTAGCCTCAATAAAGAAGCACTTGCAACATTCGAGCACCTTCTCAACTCTAATTCCCGCAAATCTGTTCCAGCATCTGTACAATTTAATGCAGCTAAAGATGTTCTCGACCGAAATGGGTATAAAGCTCCTGATCGGTTGAACATTGACATGACGCTGCAAACCAAAACTGATGAAGAACTCGATGCTGAGATCGCTGCAATCGAAGAAGCAATCAATCGCACTGGTGGTAAAAATCTTCCAGAGATTAAAAAGTCCTTACATCACAACTTATCATTTGCAACCATTCCTCTTGCGTCATGCCAAGCTGTTGTCCCTGCGTCTGCTAACGAGGATGATTTATCTCTGGAAGATTTATTCTGTGCTGAAGAACAAGCTGGCCTATTTATTCCTGACGAAGATTTTGAAGAACCCCTCCTGATGGAAGACACCTCAATTTTAGAAGACCTATCATTTGATCCCTTTCATAATATTAATAGGTCATAATGATGGATCTTTCCCACCTTGATAGAGACCGCAAAGAGCAATACCTCAAACTATTGCAAGCCAAAAACATCCGGATCAGGCAAAATAAGATTACCCAGTATTATCCAGATGACGGCGAGCTGAGTCGAAATAACTATCCTAAGCACATGCAATTCTTTGCAGCCGGTTCCACATTTAGTGAACGCTGTATCATGGCTGCAAACCGCATAGGAAAGTCCGAGGGAATTGGTGCGTACGAAACAACTCTACATGCAACCGGGCGCTATCCAGGTTGGTGGACTGGCAAGAGATTTACTAAACCAGTTTCCATCTGGGCATGTGGAACTACCAGCACCACTGCCAGGGATATCGTTCAATATAAACTCATTGGTAATCCTGAAGAGTATGGGACTGGATTGATTCCAGAAAAGTATATTATAAAGACCAGTCCTAAGGCTGGCGGAGTTGCTAATGCCATCGACATGATCTTAGTCAAGCATATCTCTGGTGGCATATCTCGGATTAAGATCAAGTCTTATGCTGAAGGCAGAAAGTCTTTTGAAGGAACTGAGCAAGATTTAATCTGGCTGGATGAAGAATGTCCACTTCCAATCTATACTGAATGTATAACTCGGACCATGACAACTAATGGTCTAATTATGCTTACCTTCACTCCTCTTGAAGGCTTAACTGATACTGTTCTTCAGTTTATGCCAAACGGCAAAATAGAAGACAATCAAGAAGGTAGTAAGTTCTTAATCCAGGCAACCTGGGACGATGCTCCACACCTTACCAAAGAACAGAAAGATAAACTCTGGGCAGCCTTACCTCCGCACCAACGAGACGCCAGGTCGAAGGGCGTACCTCAACTTGGGGCTGGTGCAATTTATCCAATCCTCGAAAGTAATATCACCGTAGAAGATTTTGCTATTCCAGATCATTGGCTTCGCTGCTATGCGTTGGATGTAGGCTGGAAGAAGACTGCAACTGTTTGGGCAGCTACAGATCCGACCAGCAACATAACTTATTTATATTCCGAATATTACCAGGGCCAACAGTTACCACTGATCCATGCGGATGCAATCAAGGCTCGGGGAAATTGGATTCCAGGCGTGGTTGACTCAGCTGCACATGGTCGTTCGCAAGATGACGGAAAGCAACTTTTTGAACAATACTTTGGGTTAGGTCTTGACCTTGAGAATGCGAACAAATCAATCGAGGCTGGCTTGTATGCTGTGTGGCAAATGCTCAGTACTAATCGCCTGAAAGTATTTGGTTCGCTGGTTAATTGGTTTAGCGAGTTTCGTATTTATCGCCGGGATGAGAACGGTCAGATAGTTAAAGACCGCGACCATTTGATGGACTGCACTCGGTACTTGATTATGTCTGGACTCAAACGAGCAATTGCGAAACCATATTGGGAGTTTCAGGCGTGGGAAGAAAGCGAACTTTACAATCACCAGGAAGCAAGTCTGGTTACAGGATACTAGATCATGAGTTGTTGGTCTGTATATAAGATTCCTGGAGAATTACATGTAATACCAACTATTATTGTATCTAAAACATTTTTTAAACCTATCACACCACATATTATTGATACTATATGTATATGCTGTCCAAAAGTTAATAGTATCATAGATGGTGTAAGACTTATTGTACATCAAGAAGAAAATTAGATATCAGGAAATTAATAATGGCTAATAATGGTTTTGAATTTCCTGTAGAGGAACTTGTTGATCCAGGCAATCCAGCGACTCCGATGGCGAATGCAATTATAGCTGGTCAAGCAGCAAAGCTGCCTACACGAACCAACTCAACCTTGAACACAGGCACAAACCTTCCAGATGACGAGCAAGCTAGTCTCATGGGCCAAGTTCCATTTTGGGCAACTGAGGAACCTATCGAGGATATTATAGCGCCAATTCAAGTTGATCCTACCACGACTGCTCTTGTGGAAAAAGAAGCTCTCAGAGCTGAAGCAGTTGTACTTATCACTAATCTTGCTGATAAACAAAATAAGGAAACCTTAGCAGATATTACGACTAAAGTCCTGGAAGGCTACAAGCTAGATTTGGCTAGCCGAACTGAATGGGAAGCACTCAATGTGCAGATCATCGACCTGGCTAAGCTGCTCGTAAAGAAGAAAGTCTATGCAGGCGAAGTTGTTGCTAATGTTAAGTACCCATTAATAATTAATGCTTGCATCCAGTTTGCTGCTAGGGCATATCCTGAGCTTATTAAAGGTAATGAAGTTGTCAAAGGTAAGGTCATAGGAACTGATCCAGACAATCGTAAGTTTGATAAGGCCAACCGAATTTCTCAGTTTATGTCTTTCCAGCTTCTGTCCCTAATGGAAGATTGGGAAGAAGGAGTTGACCAGCTACTTTTTACCTTGCCCGCAATCGGTTGTGTATTCAAAAAGAGTTACTTCGATTCGATTGAGAGGAAGTCCGTATCTCAGATAGTCTTTGCTGATGATTTGGTTGTAAATTACTTTGCCGAATCATTGGAGAGGGCTCCACGAGTAACTCATAGAATCTATTTGTACCATAATGAAATTGTTGAGCGCATCAATTCTGGGATTTTTATCAAGTTTGATGTAGCTGAACTTGGTCAGGCAACCAGTGATAAGACTGCTGATGTAGATGAAGATACTCCACATTTGTTTCTTGAACAACATCGTTGGTATGACTTAGATAATGATGGCTATCAAGAGCCGTATGTAGTAACTGTTCATGAACAATCACAGAAGTTAGTTCGCATATCTCCTCGGTTTGCCACGGATGGGATTATTCGCAAGTCTGATGAATCTGGCGTAGTTGATCTAGACGGACCAATTGTTAAGATCCTCCCAGAGCAATACTTTACTCGCTTTATTTTCATGCCAGCGATTGATGGAGGCTTTTATGGCATGGGGTTTGGCTCACTGTTGATGAGCAGTAACTCAGCCATAAACACAGTTATTAATCAATTGCTTGATGCAGGGACGTTATCAAATCGTCAGTCTGGTTTCCTAGGGAGAGGCCTTAAGCTTGGCAGGGGCAAATCAATTCAGGTCAAGTCAGGCGAGTGGAAGCCAGTAGATGCAACAGGCGACGATCTTCGCAAGAACATCTTCCCAATGCCAGTGCGTGAGCCAAGTAATGTTCTCTTTCAATTGCTCGGCTTGCTAATCGAGAGTGGTAAAGAACTTGCCGGCATGACAGAGATTCTTGCTGGTAATTCTCCTGGTGCGAATGTTCCGGCTGAGTCTGTACTTGCCCTTATTGAACAGGGGCTGCAAGTCTACAGTGCAATTCACAAGCGATTGTACCGAAGTCAATATAAGGAGTTCATAAAGTTACGAAGACTGAATGCTCTTTATTTAGATCAGATGACATATAGTGTTGTCCTGGATGATCAGCAGGCAATTGTTCAGGCTGACTTCTCTAGTGCAGATTTCGATGTTGTTCCGGTTAGTGATCCGAACAGCACGACAATGATGCAGCGGCTTCTCAAGGCGAAGGCCATGCTAGAGCTGCGAGGCCAAGGTTTGAATGATCAGGAAATCTTGCGACAGTATTTACTTGCACTTGATATCGAAGATGTTGAGAGGTTCTTTCCTGCAGAAGACCAGACTGATCCAGCTGAACAACTCGCGATGCAGAAACTCCAGGCTGAGATTACAGAACTAAGTGCAAAGGTCGCCAAGTTGAATGCGGAAACTCAGAAGATTATGACAGAGATTCCTGGTAAACAACTTGAACAAGAGAAGACAATTGCAGACATGGATAATGATGCTACAGATTTAGCTCTTAAGGATAAGCAAATTTCTGGTCAATTAGAACTCGGGCGAAGTCAGCAAAGTTTAGGCAAAGCACCTGGTGGATTAAAAGAAAGTACAATGAAGCGAGAGTATGTTTCAGAGAATAACAATCAAGGAGAATAATATGTCATATTCACTTGTAACACCATGTTGTAATTATCCATCAGCAACACCTGAAGGTCAGGGAGATTGCATCAAGAAAGACATCTGCACGGATAGACATGTTTTGCATGGCGCTATCTCTGCAATCCATCAGATGTCATTTGGTGTAGGTCATTTGGGTGCTGGTACAATAACCTTGGCTTGCAGCAATAAGATCGTGGCAACAAAAGAAGAATAATAGTTAGGATTAAAAGAAAGCACGGTGAAACGTGAATATAGTTAAGGAGATAATATGGATGAATTAAGCAAGAAGAAGAAAGGTACGTTTTCTTTTTTACGTGCACTTGGCCTTGGTAAAAATAAAAGTGACACTGCTGACAAGAATGTTTTTTATGCTGGGAATGTAACAACTGCTGCAAATAAGCGAAAGAAAGAGTTGGAGAAGGTTAATCAGAATTGAGGAGAACTCAGATGGACTTTGGAGATGCTATAAGGGCACTAAAGCTTAGGGGAAAAGTAGCTCGTGAAGGATGGAATGGAAAAGGCTTAAGTCTTGAATTGCAGGTGCCAGATTCTTTTAGCAAAATGACTCTTCCATACATTTATATGAATTATCCATCTACACCAGCAAGTAAAACTGCCCCTAAAAATCATATTAATGCAAGAGTTCCTTGGCTAGCTAGTCAGACAGATATGCTTGCAGAAGATTGGATTATTGTAGAATAACCTATACTTATGGTATCAAGATGCTAACTAGTGAACAATTCCAAGAGTGGAAAACTAATGCCGTCACAACAGAGATCCTTACAGAACTTAGAAAAGTTCGTAAGATTATGGAAAGTAAGTTAAGTAATGGAAATACTATTGGTCAAAATGCTTATGAGACTCATGGCATGACAAATAGGGTTGTTGGAAATATTGAAGGGCTTGATCAAATATTGAATATTTCTTTTGAAGGTGATGCTGTAGATAATGAAGTTGACGAAGTAAGCGGTTACTAAGCATACGCAGTTATTAAGAATAACAATTATTTAAAAGGGTAATAATTATGAGCACAGAAAACATTAGTGATATTAATCAATCTGGCATCTTACCGACTGGCGGGCATTTGTTGGTACTTCCTGAGAAGGTTGAAGAAAAGACTAAGGGCGGAATCTATTTGCCTGAAACAATTCGGGAAAAAGAACAGCAAGCAGCAACAGTTGGAACTTTGGTTGCCATCGGACCTACTGCCTGGAAAGACCTTGATGATGGTATTGCCTGGGCAGAAGTTGGCGATAAGATTAGTTACTCCCGATATGCTGGTGTCTCTATGAGCGGGAAGGATGACGACTCTTATGTATTGATTAATGATAATGATGTTTTGGCTCGGTTACTCTTTTAAATAGGTGTTATTATGGCAGAAGAATTTGTGCAAGACATTATTATGGCAGCCGAAGCAACTGATGGTTCTTCTACAGAAGCAACAGAAACTACTGATGATATCAGCAAGTCTGTTGTGGCAACTAACTCTGGTGATGATCGATCTTCCAATCAAACTAAAACCCCTAATGGTAATGCTGATTCTGATCAAACCAAGATTGAGCCTTCTGTAGAAGAACTTGCTGCACAACTTGGCTGGCGTGCTGATCATGTAGGTGAAGACGCAGTTGATGCAGTCACCTACATTCTGAGATCAAAAGACATTCAGAAGGCAATGAGTAAGCACAACAAAGACTTAAAGGAGAATCTTAGTGCAGTTCAGGCCTCCGTTAATGCTTTGAAAGAGCACAATGAGAAAGTTTATCAGACTGAAGTTAAGAAGTTAACTGCTGAAATAGAAACTCTTAAGAAGGAACGCAAGTCTGCAATTGAGCTTGCTGATGTTGATAAAGTAGAGGAACTGGATGCACAAATTGAAGCAAAGAAAAATGATCTTGTTGCACCAAAAATTAACGATAGTAGCAAGGCTGGTGCTGTTGAAAATCCTGTATATGATGAATGGATTCAGGATAATCAATGGTATTTAGAAGACAACGAGATGGCACAGTTTGCTGATAGTGTAGCGCAGAATTATGTTGGAGCGCCACTGCCGAGGATTTATGCACTGGTACGGCAGAAAGTTCAGGAAGTTTTTCCAGAAAAGTTTACTACTGTTAAATCTGCAACTGTTGCCAATGTTGCAACGAAACCAATCGGACCTGTTTCTCCTGTTGATAAAGGCTCAAACAATAAAGGTGCTACAACTAGTTTTAGTAAGGCTGATCTTACGCCTGACCAAGTTAGTATCATGAATCAATTTGTTCGCGGGGGCATAATGTCCGAAGAACAATATATTAAAGATATTGCAAGTATGCAAGAATAATAAGAGGATTATGTTATGACAGAGCAGGCAAAAAATACAGAGAGTGTTAAAAGCGAGCAACCGCGAAAAAGAATACCTTTAGGGTCGAGGAATATCTTGACTGCACCGAAGAAGGTCGGTTTCGTGCGCCGATTTGTTAATGATACTGGAGATCGCCTTCAGATGTTCAAGGACGCTGGATGGCACACTGTTGATGATGGCTCACCTGTTGGGGATTCAAAGATTGGCAGACCGACCAACATCGGTAGTGCCACTAATCCTAGTGTGGGTAACAATCAGCGAGCTGTTCTAATGGAGATCCCAGAAGAGATTTATGAGGCAGACCGAGCCGAATCACAAGCCAAGATTAGTGAGGTAGAAAACCAAATTAAGCGGAACTCTCGTGGCGAGGGTAGAGATGGCTTGTCTGGAAGTGTGACTATTTCGTAAAATTTAAATTTTTGTTGAGGTAAAAAATATGGCAAATCTTGATACTCCTTTCGGCTTTAAGCCGGTCAAACATTTGAACGGGTCTCCCTGGAATGGTCAGGCAAATGTTTATTACATTCCCAGTACTGATAATACTGCAGTTTTTAAGGGTGATGCAGTTAAAAGTGCTGGATCTGCAGATGCAACTGGCAAGTATCCTACTGTTGCCCAAGCTACTGCTGGAGCAGCTGTACGAGGTGTTGTAATTGGTTTTGGTGATAATCCTTATGTGATGATTCAGGCTGATACTCCGCTTCGTGCCTATAGGCCGGCAGCTACTGCAATGTATTGTCTGGTAGTTGATGATCCTCAGGTTATTTTTGAGGTCCAGGAAGATAGTGATGCCAACTCTATTACTGCTGCAATGGTTGGACTTTCTACTAACTTTGTAGTCGGCTCGGGTTCAACTGCTACTGGCAAGTCTGCGATGGAACTTGACTCCAGTGACACCGGCACTGATACTAGTGGTAACTGCAGAATTTTGAGGCTTGTGAATCGTGACGATAATGAGCTTGGAGATTATGCCAAGTGGGAAATTCTTTTCGGAGAGCATGAGCTGGGCCTGACTATTTCAACTGATGTTTAATTAGTTGCTTATTAACTTTGGATAATTAATCATCATTTTAAAGGAGCTTACAAATGGGTATTATTACTACTAGTAATTTTGCAAAAGATCTTGTGCCTGGTGTAAAGACTTGGTTCGGGCAGAAATATAAAGAATATCCGATTGAATATTTGGACATTTTTGAGAAGGGTAACTCTACAAAGGCTTTCGAAGAGGAAGCTGGTGTAACTGGGTTCGGTCTTGCGGCTGTGAAGACTGAGGGCGCAGGGATTGCATATGACGAGCAGGAGCAGGGCTTTGTTAGTCGCTACACTCATGTGACGTATGGTCTTGGGTTTATTATTACTCGTGAGATGTACGAAGACGGTATAGCTGTAACTGTTGCGCTGCGTCGTGCAAATGCGCTGGCCTTCTCCATTCGTCAGACCAAAGAGATCATTGGGGCAAACATACTTAATCGGGCGTTTACTGCAGCTTATACCATGGGAACTAATAGTGATGGCAAGGAGCTTTGTGCTACTGATCATCCGAACAAGTCTGGTGGTACTTGGCGTAATGAACTTGCTACTGCCGCAGATCTTAGTGAAGCTGCTCTCGAGCAGGCATGCATTGATATTGCAGCATTCACTACTGATCGTGGACTTAAGATTGCGATTATGCCCCAGAAGTTGATCATCCCGACTGCTCTTGAATTTGACGCTATGCGGATTCTCGAATCTATTGGGCAATCAGGCAATGCGAATAATGATATCAATGCAATTCGGGCTTCGAAGAAGTTTCCACAAGGCATTGCTGTAAATCATTACCTGACGGATAGTGATGCATGGTTTATTAAAACCAACTGTCCCGATGGTCTGAAGTATATGGAACGTCGGCCGGATGCTTTTGGTACTGAGAATGACTTTGATACTGAGAATGCAAAGTTCAAAGCGACTTTTCGTGGTTCGTTTGGTTGGTCTGATCCACGAGGTATTTTTGGTTCGCCTGGTGCTGCATGATAACTTGGTGTTCATAATTGAACGCCCAAGACTAAAGATGTCAACTGACCGTTCTTTGTGACGAGCTTAGAACGGTCTTAATAAAGTGGGTAAATGAAAGTTAAAATCTTTCAGGCAGTTCTTTGAGATAAGAAGAATTGTCCCAGTGGAGAAAATTATGGGCGTAACAAACTTTCCAAACGGTATCACACTTGATACTTCCAGAAATAAATCTATGGCTTCAGGATCTACGGTTCCTGCATCTGGTTCTGCAGGATATAATCCTGGATGTACATTCACTAAGACTGATGTAGCTCTTGGGCAGGCAGCTCAATGGATAAATATGGGCACTGCTGCATCGTGCTTGTTTGTTCCTGTTGGCCCAACTTATGGTTATGGCATTAAGCTGGCTGAAGGTCCAGTTACTTCTGCCGGAGGTGATACGACTGAGGTTATTACTCGAAGTGGACTGATTCTTTCCACTGACATAGCTATTGTTAATCATGAAGTTTCTGATGATAATGATCAGATAGTTTCTGCTATAGCTACTGATAATACAATTACTATTGTAGGTAGTGCAGATCCTAGTACAGCACATGGATATGATTATGCCTTGTTAAGGAATAGATGTATTCCTGAATGGGACATAGTTGCAGCTGGTACACATGTTACGGTTGGTGGTGCTGCTGCAGAAGCTATTACGGTTGCTGGTGTTTTGGCTACTGATATGGCTTTTGTTAATTATGGTGCAACAAATGACACTGATACTATTAGTGATATAGTTTGCACTGCTAATACTATTACGGTTACTTGCTCGGCTGATCCTAGCACTGTACATAGTCTTCACTATGTTGTTATCAGACCTCGCGGTACGTTCAAGCCAAGTCATTATATTGCTTATGCTGGAACGCATACGACAGTTGGTGGTGCAGCAGCGGAGGCAGTTACTATCTCTGGAGCGCTTGCCACAGATATTCCTATCGTTATTTATAATACTACGAATGATACGGATAGCATTCTCAAGGTTGTGATGACTGCTGATACTATGACAGTTACGTGCTCGGCTGATCCTTCTAATGCTCATGCATTCAGCTATATGTTGCTTCGGGCATATTAAAAAAGAACTTGTAATAATAAGGGAACCTTTATTATTACAGGTTTTGTGTTAATATAAATTTACTTCTAATAATGATTATCATATAGGAGAGTATTATGAGTATGATTATTCCTAAGCAAACTGCAGCTATGACTGAACGGCATTATTTTCCTGCACATTCGCTGCCAAAGACTGTTACAGTTGCAGGCATTTTGGTTGCTGAAACTATTGCAGTAAATGTACTTGATGACGCTGGAGTAGCTTTGGCTCTGTATGATGAGTTTGGCGTAGCAGTAACTATGACTGCAACCTCGCCTCCGCTGAAGATTGACAGTCCTATTACTCTGCAATTCGTGAAGGGCGTAACCGCTAACGCAGTCGGTGTGCAACTGGTGGATTGATGGCTGTCGCAAAGAGTATTTTCAAGTCGATATTCAAGAGTTATTCGCGGGCTGCAATCGGGGGTGGTGAAGGCGGCATCCCCGGCCTCCTGTCCCTCTGGAATGCCAAGGCCCCCAGCACCTGCCCCGTAGGCCCACAGATCCAAACCTCAGTAGCCGGACTCCAACCCGACGCTAACGGCAACATGGTCCCGTGGCCTGTCAATCATCCTGGGAAAGGGGTGATGGTGCAGCCTGCGTATAGCAATCTTTTTAATGCCGGGGATGATGATTTTTTTGATACTGGGTGGTCGTTGTTTGGAGGTGCCGCAACAGTCGGAGGAGCAATAGTAATCCCCAACGGCGGATACATTCGACACTCTGCGGGACTGGTTTTATCGGCAGGGGCGAAAAATTTCAGCGTTGATTTTACACAAATATCCGGGACGGTTAAATTAAAAATTTATGACTCAGATGCTTTATATTCCAGCGGAGATATTGCTACAGTCGGTAGGCACGATGTGTCTGCAACCACGATAGCTGCTGGCACTGCCTTTTATATTTGGAACGAGAGTGGTGCGGAGACGGTGGTTACACCTACCAAGCCGATTTTAACGGCATCGTTATATGTAATGCCTTACGCACCCCCAGCCACCTCAGTAACCTCCACAGCATCCACCAGCGGCGGCAACGGGCTGGCGATACCGCTGAATGCAGCTATGACCGCTGCCCTGAGCGGGGGTGCGTTTACTGCTGCTGCATTGGTGGAAATGGGAGTATCCAGCGCACAGATCACAGCCCCGGCGAACATTCTCAGCGGCAATGACGTTGCAGCAGGACTGGTCTTTGCAGACAGTGGCGGGAAACTCAAATGCACAGACGGCACCAACACCGCAGAGGTTACGGTCGCTGGAGGATGGGCGAGGACGGATAAACTTCTCCCTGTGGTGCAATGCGATGGCTCTGAGTTTAGAATCGGCTACGCAAAGAATACCTTCTCCGCAATCACATGGGGTACGGCGGTCGCTGTCGGAGCAGATGGCGATTGGGATGTGGTGACACATGAGAGGATCGGACTGGACAGCACTATCGTATTCGGAGCACAGCAGGTGCAATTTTGGGGCAAGGTGACAAGCGAGGCCGGAATATTAAGGGTGGCGAATTATGCCTGAGAGTTTGGATGCACCAAAGGGGTCCCCTTGGGCGTGGCTTCATATGATGCTATGGATTGTCAGGGGAAGCCAGTCCTGGAACTATTATCAATAGGGATGATATATGGAGAGTCAACTACCATCCCTCTCAGTGAAAGTATGGTTTGCGTGGATATTGAGGAATACCCAATAGACATAAGAATCGACAGCACTGCTGACGTAGAAGCGGGCGCCCGGTTTTATATAAACCACATAACAGCATTAAAAAATAGTGCTCCTGATATCCTGTTTGGGTATTACGGAATTGGGCCGTTACGGGATTACTGGTCTCCTGTTTCCGGACTGGCGGAGGATATAGCGTTATGGCAAGCAGCGAACGAAGCGATATCTGGAGTATTTGACGCTCAAGACATCCTTTTTCCATCTATATATACGTTTTATGATGATCAAGAGGGGTGGAGGAAATACGCCAGTGCCAACATTGCCGAGGCGCGGAGAATTGCCAAAGGAAAACCAATATTCCCTTTCGTTTGGAATGCTTTTCATCCTTCGACCGTACTAGCAGGAACTGCCCTTGATTACGATTATTTTTATATGGAGCTAAACTACCTAAAATCTCTAGGAGTAAATGGTATCGTGCTATGGAACAGTCCTGTCGAGCAGTGGTCAGAGGATGCGGGCTGGTGCAGAGCTATAAGGCAATTTATAACAGACCAGAGTTAGGTAGTATCTGGCAGCCGACGATGGTGGATGGGGTTGAGATTCCGAATATCTGGAAATGTAGTGAGGAAAAACCGATATGAAAAAGCTTTTACTGGTAATCGTAATGCTCTGCATGGCTTCTGCTGCCAGCGCAGCGACAATCACGCGCACCATGTCTTTCTCTTGGACATTCGATGCAATCGAGGAGGCGGAAATCACTGGCTTTGAAATCTGCATGTTTCCAAGCGGGACAGCTTTGGAGGAAAGCGCAGCAGTGGTAATCGGCAACATACCGAAATCAGCACGAGGTGCAACTGGGTCTATTACCTATGATACAGCAAAAACTCAGAAATTGTTTATCCGCGCTGTGGCTGTTGATCCGATAGACCCGACACTTATTGAGCGGTCCGGAGCGTCGAATATGATCCGATTGCTGATTTCGCCTACGAAATTCAGAAGAAATTAAAATTTAACTTTATGTGGGGGGAGAGAATGAAAAGACTTTTGGGAGTAGCCTTGGCCATTGGCTTACTGACTGGATGCACAAACAAGACCGCTACTTACACAATCAATCAGGGGGTTCCTTCCGACTGCACTCTACAGGTATCCGGCCAGTATGGAGCAAGTCCTAATCAGACTGGTGCTGGATCGACTAATTCTGGTGGTACAGGGAACACGGTCATCATCCTCGAGGACTCCAAGCAGGACTCCAATGCTGACAGTGCGCTCGGAGCATACGGTGGAACTGCTGCAACTGGTGCGATTAAGGATGCCCTGAGCAAGTGGACGAACGACATGCGCCAGACGGACTCCAACAATCCTGCGACCACGACTACCACCACAACGACTCAGGTTAAGGAAGAGGTTAAACCAGCGGCTCCTGTCTTTCCCGACGTTACTCCGCCGGCAGCACCTGCAGAAGAGATCGCTGACCCTGTCGAACCTGAAGGTCAGATCGAGGAGGTAGACTGATGTTTCGCCTTATCTTGGTCCTTGCCTTGCTCTGGGCAGTGCCAGTAGGAGCAGTGACCATTCCTCAGTCCCTGAATGAGTGTAACGCCCTCTGTGCTCAGTATTTTCCGGGGGGCACTGTAGTACCTTCAGTTGATCCGATTATACCAGTGCCTGATGGAACAAAAGTCTGTACAATGCCTATAACTTTTGAACGTGGTGCTGATCAGAATAATGGCAAGCCAGCAGTATTGCTTCGTACTCTTCAAGATAGTGCAGTTGTTTCTGTGATTGTAAATGGTGAGGTTGCTCGACGAGGAGTACCTTATAAAGGATGTCCGGTTTATTTACTGGCTAATTCTGATGTGCAGTATTTACGTCCGCTGCAAATTAGTGTCAAAACTTCTGATGGACAGACTTGTATTGCTAAGAGTGGATCAGCAACGACACCGACAGATTCAGGAACTTCAACAGGATCGTACAGCCATTCAGCAAACTATGACAGTTATGGGGTTCGTAATCAAGGAAGGCAAGCTTGGCGAATTAACAAGCGCGGAGACTCTCTTGGAGCAGGTCCTATAAAGTTTACCTTTGCTTCAGGGAAGACGTTCATTGTTAAGAATCCTCTGAAGAATTGTCGGGACCAGGAAAATTGTAGTCGGAACTCGAGAGCCAATATGTATGGTTTTGTTTACAAACCTGGTATTGGCCCAAATGGTGATGGAGATGATAATACAGGAACCTCACACGGAGGTATTTATCTTCATGCTCCTTTTGGCGATAGTAGCAAAACTGTAATGATGCAATGGTAATTTGTAAACAGTGTGGATATAAATACACTGGCTCAAGATGCCCAATATGTAATTATCCAAACGAAGACTGTGATTGAACCTTATCTCAACTTTCAGGAGAAAGTTATGCGGGTGATTGCGGAAGACAGTTTGCAGTTATTCAAGAAAAATGATGAGGGTTTGCATTTTGTCAAGGATAGATATTGCAAAGAGCCTGGACCATGTTTCTCATTTGACGATCATGGCAGAGCCGGCGTAAGTTGTGATCGCTTTCGCTATCAACCAACAGGTGTAAAATTATGCGTCAAATTATAATCTTATTCTTTTTGCTTATTGCTTCAACTGCTCAGGCTAAACCAGTCACAGTTGTTAGTGTTACTGATGGTGATACAATCAAAGTAGTTGATGAGACTGGATTAACGACTGTTCGGCTTTATGGAGTTGATTCTCCAGAGAAAAAACAAGCATTTGGTCTTGCAGCTAAAGATTTTGTTGAAGTTATGATTAAAGGTAAAGTTGTTGATGTTGCACCTGTTGATGTTAAGCATTATGATCGTTATGGTCGGACAGTAGCTGTTGTTATGCTTGGAACTCAATGTGTACAGGAACAGCTTTTGCTTGCTGGTTATGCTTGGGTTTATCCTCAGTATTGTAAGAAGTCATTTTGTCATGCTTGGGAAAAGCTACAAGGAATTTCAGCTGGTAATAGAGTAGGATTGTGGTCTGGTCCTGCTCCAGTCCGACCTTGGGTTTGGAGGAAGAAATGAATTTTGTTAAACTGTCTCATTATGGTGCTGATCTTACTGTTCCAGAGTTTCTAGTTCCTCTCTGGCCACATGATTTGCCTCCCGAGAAGTGGCCTTCATTTCTTGGTGCTGGGCAAGGATGGGGAGATAAGATAGTTCCTGATCATTTCGGTAAGGCTAGGCTTAATCCTGCAGGACTTTGTCATGATGTAGAATGGGCCTGTTCAGCAAAGAACTTGAGTGTATTTTTGGGGGCTAATGGTAGGTTCTTCTTGAACTGTGTATCACTTATTCTTGCTTCAGATATGGAAGTATGGCCTAAGATAAAGACCATGATTTTTGTTAGTGGACTGTATCTTACGGCAGTAAGCACTATAGGAATCTTGTTCTTTTCTTGGTTTACTAAGGAGCGAAAGGAAGATGTTGATCCATTGCAGAATTCTATTGTAAGAGATAGGTTGAGAAGACTGGCTACAGCGCGGAATAATCACTGGGCGAAGATTCTTGATACTCGGTTACCTGATAATGAAGATATGCTTTATAGAGATGATGAAAGGACAATATAATGACTGAAGAAGTTGAAATATATGCCGGACACAGTTATGGGGACCGAGCAGGCTCTAGACGGAGATATAATCTTACAAATGAAGATCTTGAAGCAATCACTGCTATTATCGAGGCTGTAGTTTATAAACAGCAACATACTGATGAGCAATGCAGATTTGCGGCTATTCAGCCGGGGGACCTCAAGGCAATGGTAGATGCTCATAAGAAATTCACTCTCATGATGGATGATAATAGAACAGTAGTTAGAAGGTTTTTTCTTGTTCTTATTTTGACTGGAGTAGCAGGAACGACGGTATATGGATATTGGGCAAAGTTTGTTGATGCAGTTAAAAAAGTAACTACTGGCGGATGATATATGATACTTAAAGATGGTAGTGAAACTCAAGATCCTCGTTGTGGCTTGATATTTCAAGCTGATCCACTTGCACCAAATATTCTTGCAGTTCCTCCTATTGATGATGGTATTGACTTACGATATCGAGAACTTATTAGCAAATATCGTGTAAAGAAATTCAAGGAGCCTTTGCTTAATCAAGATAAGTGGAGTGCTTGTGGTGGATTTGGCTTTGCTGCTTTTATGGAACATGAGCCTGGGATAAGAACTCTTGGTGATGAATGGGCTCTTGAGTTTTATTTCAGATGTCAAGATAATGATCAGTGGCCAGGTTCTGAAAGGCCTGGATCGAAACCAATTAGTTATGGAACATCACTTGCGGCGGTGATGCAGACTGCAAAGCAAGAAGGCTTGATTGAATCGTATTGTCGAGCTAGGACCGTTGATGAAGTTATTCGTGGCATTGCTTATTATGGTTCCGCAATACTTGGGCTAGAATGGACTGAGGGTATGATGTATCCTCGGGAAGTAGACGGATTAAGTACTCCTGGTGGTGAGGTGGTTGGTGGTCACTGTACGGCTGGTACATTCATTAATCGGCATCAAAATATTATCGGAGGCCCAAATTCTTGGCCAGGCTGGAATCTTTTGCGTAATGGATACTGGGTAATGGACCTTGATGATTTTGCAGAAGTATTTATGAAACGCGGTGGAGAGTGTGCATTTGCTCAGAAGGCGGTGAGTTAATGGATATAACACAAGCCTTGTTTTGGCTAACTTTGACAATCTACCATGAGGCTAGGGGAGAGTCAGTTGCTGGACAGAAAGCAGTTGCTAAAGTTATTCTCAATCGAGCGAAGAAAAATAACTGGCCGGTATCGAATGTTGTACTGTCGCGGAAACAATTTAGTTGTTTTAACTTGGGTCTCAATCATCCATCTGTTTGGATTAGAAATGTTGTTACTGCAGCAAAGGTATTGGAAAATGCTCAGGCAGGACTCAATGAATGGTTGGCTGGTGACACACTTTATGGTGCAACACATTATTACGCCCTGCTCGGGATGCCGAACCACCAACCGCCATACTGGGTTAAAGGTATGAAATTCATTGTTGAAATTAAAGGCCATCGTTTTTACCGTGAAGGATAAATTATGTCATATAAACCTGGTGATTATTTAGTAATCTGTGATCAATGTGGATTCCAAAGATATGCATCTGACTGCAGGATGACTTGGGATAAGTTGTTTGTTTGTGCTGATACTTGTTGGGAAGAAAAGCATCCACATTATACTGATCCAAAACCGTTAGGTGAGAAGCAAAGTGTTCCTGTGCATAGGCCTGAACCTGAAGAAAATTTTATAACTGTTCCAATTACACCTGATGATTTATAATACAATATTGGAGCTCTTCTAATGCTTAGAACTGATTATGTATTTGATGCCA